AGCCGCAGGATAACCCATACGCCCAGCTCTGGGGCTATAGACTTTCACGCCTAAGTCGGGTAATATCATCTTTGTTGGAGGCGGGACCGTCCCGCCGAGAGAGGCAAAAATGGCCGCAAAGATCGAGTTCACCGCAACCGCCCCGAATGGCGAGACCTTCACCCGTACCTCGGGCACGATGCCCTACACCCACGTGCTGATGACCGGCGGGTCCGAGGGCGACGGCTGGGGACCGTACAGCTGGCACAAGTCGTACGCAGCCGCCGAGAAGGCGCGCAGCGGCAAGACCGGCGCATACTTCGCGACCAAGGGATACCGCAGCGAGATCGTGGAGGCGGTGCCGACCGCCGTTCGCGGCAAGGCCGTCGTCGGCGAGTTCACCGCCGAGAACGGGTGGGCCGAGGATGCGATCAACGCGCTGATCGAGGCCAAGAACGCTCCGAAGGCCGATGAGCTGCCGATCGAGATCGAGGCGGAGGCACCCGGCGTCGATCCGGTCGAGACCGAGGCCCAGGCACCCGCCCCGGTCGAGGAACTGATGACGGTCGACGCCGCCGTGGACGCGGAGATCGCCCGCCGGGCGGAGGCTGCCGAGGAGATCGAGGCCGCTGAGCCGGTCGTGAAGAAGGCCTCCGCCCCGTCGCCGCTCAAGCTCAAGCAGCAGCTCGGCGACCAGATTCACTACGTCGTCCGCAAGATGATCTCCGACGGCGAGCTGGTCGTGCCCGAGGGCATGACGCAGGACGCGGCAATGGCCGACATCGAGCGTTGGCTGAGCTACATCTCGCACACCCGGTGATCCGAGGCGGGGCGGGGTTTCGACTCCGCCCCGCTCGCCCGTCCCGACAACTGACCAGGAGACCGAGATGATCACCGATACCGATCTGGACCAGCCCAACCTCGCCGAGGTATTCGAGAATGCGCTGACGTGGGCGGAGTGGTGGGCCGAGTTCGACGCCAACGCCTGCTGCCCAGATAAGCACACCGCAGCCCGACGGCTGTGTGGATGCGGCGGCTCCGCCGCGTTCTACTTTCCCGAGGCCTCGCGCCTGCTGACAGGAGAACCCGCATGAAGTGGCACCGCGAGACCGCCGACCCGGCGCGGTATGAGTCCGGCCCGTTCGTGGTCGAGCACCACGGACACCGGCACGGATGGTTCGCCGACGGGCCGGGGGTCACCCCCGCCCACTATCCGACCAAGAGGCAGGCCCAGACCGTCTGCGGCGACGCGGCGAGTGCCCGCGCTGCGGACCCCGAGGTGACGCCGGTCGTCGGCGATGCGGTGATCGTGAGCGGTACCCGTCGCGGCCACGTCTCCTCGATCATGAACGGTGAGCGCGAGCCGCTGTACTGCATCACGTTCGCCCGAGGGCGACGACTGTGCCTGTTCCGCCGAGAGATCGAGGTGATTGTGCCGTGAAGTGCCGTCGATTCCGCTGCCCCGCGTGCGGGTGGTTCGGGCGCAAGGCTCGCCGCCGCGCTGAGGATGCCGAGGCCGCTTCGCACATCGCCTGGGCAGCCTCGCTGCTCGCTCCGCGCCCGACGACGATTCGGGTACCGGGCGTGAGCCTGACCCTGCACACGCACGACCCTGAGACCGTCGAGTGCCGGGGCGAGGCCTCCGGTTGCCGGACGTTCCCGGCGGAGGACTCGATCATCACCACGTTCCCGACTCCGACGCGGGAGACGTACGAGCACTGGGACCGGCTGTTCCGGTCTGACCTCCGCGACGCGCTGGCCGAGGCTCGCGCCGACGAGATCGCCGAGGTGGTCGGCCCGCTCAGCTACGAAGAACAATCCGAGATGTTCGGCGACCCGATCGCCGACGTGATCCGCAAGGAGACCGAGTGATGAAACCGCTTTTGATTGCCCTCGTGGGCATTACCGGGGTGCTTTTGGGCATGTCGATCATCGCCAACAGCCGTCCCGGCTCTGCCCGCGAGTGGGCCGGGGCGGTGACGATGCTCGCGTCGGTGCTGATCATCCCGGTCGGAGCCGCGATATGGGCGCTTCCGGGCTAGGAATATCGACATAATCCCAGCTAGAAACCTATAGACTTTCCCGCCGACGTCGGGTAATATCAGTCTTGTTGGAGGCGGGACCGACCCGCCGAGAGAGGCAAAAATGACCGTTCGCACCGCAATCGTCACCAGCTGGACCACCTCGAACGAGGAGGATGGCTACTCCATCCTCGACTCGATGCTCTCGGCTCAGCACATGCACGGCCAGATCACCTGGACCGACATTCACGAGACCTGGGCAGCCGGGACCGTCGGCGGCGACGAAGGCAGCCGCGTCGCGGTCATCGACCTCGACAGCACCGACGGTGCCGACATCGTGAACCTGACCCTCTGGGCAGCCGACCCGACTCAGGGCACGAAGCTGCCCGAGTAGACCGACCGGGGGTGCGTCCGGCCAACGCACAAACCCACTCACAACCACTGGAAGGAACGACCATGAAGATCATCCTCACCGCCGCGCTCGGAGCCTCGCTCATCGCCGGAGGTCTCGCCCTCGCAGCGCCCGCCGTCGCCGGACCGCAGGACGACGTTTTGTGTAGCTCGAACATGGCCTACCGCACCGGCCACAAGGCCGAGTGCAAGGACATCGCCATCAACTCCCACGGAGGAGGCGGTGGCTGGGGAGCCAAGGACGACGACGGCGACGGCGTGTCCAACGGCGATGACAACACCCCTCACGACCCGTCGCTGCCCTGACCCGACCCCACAACCCCGAAACGGAGAACATCATGGGACACGAGATCGACAACACCGCCGGTCGCTACAGCTTCGCCGATAGCCGCAACGATGCCTGGCACCAGCTCGGGCAGCAGGTCGGCCACGAGATGACCCCGGCGGAGGCGCTGGAAGCGGCGAACATGAACGGCTGGAACGTCCGCAAGATCGAGCACGCGCAGACCGTGCCCGACGGTCTCGGCGGGACCGTCGAGGTCAACGCGCCGGGCCAATGGACGGTCCTGCGGACCAACCCGGTCACGCTCATGCCGGAGGCGCTGGCCGTCGTCGGCGACCGCTGGCAGCCGATTCAGAACGAGGAGACCACCGACCTCCTCTACGCCATCACGGACCAGTCCGGCGCACACATCCAGACCATCGGCGCGCTCGACGGCGGGCGACGGACGTTTGTCACGATGCTGATGCCGACGCACGTCGAGTTCACCGGCTCCGGCGGGTTCCGCGACACGACCGAGGTCTACCTGGCCGTGATCAACCATCACGACGGCCAGGGGTCGCTCCGCGCGATCATCTCGCCGGTCCGCATCGTCTGCGCCAACACTCAGCGCATCGCCGAGGCGGAGGCCGTCAGCTCGGTCGCCCTGCGTCACGTCGGCGCGTCGGCGACGAAGCTGGCCGAGGTGCGGAGGCTGCTGGGCCTGACGTTCAAGTACACCGAGGTGTACGCGGCAGGGATGGAGGCGCTGCAGGTCGACCGCGAGGAGGCGTGGGTGCGGGCGGTGTTCAACGACGTGTTCGGCGTGAACAAGGCCGACTCCGAGAAGGCCCGCAACGCTCGCGTCGAGCGCGTCACCCAGGTCATGGAGGTTATGCGGCACTCGCCCTCGATCACCCCGTTCGCCGGGACGGCGTACGCCGCCTACAACGCGGTCACCGAGTACGCCGACCACTTCATGCCGGTGTTCGGCAAGGGCGGCAACGCCGCAACGAAGCGCGCCGTCCGCACGCTGACCTCCGCCGACGTGCACAAGATCAAGTCGGATGCGTACGCGGGTCTGACGAAGGCGCTGCCGCTGACGACCGATCAGGTGCTGCGGTGGGGTCCGATGGTCGGGGCGAGCGCCTGATAGACCGGGGTCCGGCGAGGTGGGTGTGCTCCGCCCGTGCGCCCTCGCCGGACCCCTCCCACAACCCAACAAATCACAACCACTGGAAGGATCGAAACATGAGTGACACCGACGAGACCGGCGAGAAGGCGACCGACGTCAAGAGCGTCGCGCCCGTCTCCGCCGCACAGCTCCGCGCCGAAGCGGCACGCGCTCGCGCCGTCGCCGATGAGCTGACGAGGCAGGCCGCTGAGCAGGCGGTCGCCGAGGAGGAGGCGCGCAAGCCCAAGATGCCGCGCGTGGCGCAGGGTGAGAACCCGGTCGTCGCGTTCTCCCGGTACTACAGCGGTCGCGAGTACGCCTACGCCGCCGTCGGGTGGCGCGACGGGCGGAGCGTCCGCTGGGCCGTGACGGGGCAGGAGGGTCGCCGCTTCAACTGGCCCGGCCTGCTGCAGTTCGTCGGCGAGGCCAACTGGGCAACGCTCCGGTCGCTGGTCGATGGCGAGTCGCTGCTGCCCGAGGGCGTGGAGCCGCCGGTCGCCGAGGAGATGGGCGACTTTGGCCGGGTGCTGGGCACGTCCGACCCGGCGGAGCCGAGCATCGTGGCGGTCCTGACCGGCTCGCGTTTCGCGCCCGGCGGGTACGTCACCCCGCGTCAGGGCGAGGCGGTCGAGACCCGCGTCATGGGCCGGGGCGGCTCCGGCAGGCGCTACGGCAGCCCGTTCGAGCGGCACTAGAGCACGACCGGGGGCGCGTCCGGCCAACGCGCACACAAACCCCCTACAACTCCGCCGATCGGGCGGGAGGAGGCACTACAGCATGGCAAACGACACCGCTCCGGCCACCGAGCCGCGCTTTCCGAATGTCACGGTCCAGCTCACCGGCAACGACGGCAACGTGTTCCTGATCATCGGTCGGGTCCAGCGGGCGCTGCTCTCCGGCGGAGCGACCCGCGAGCAGGCGACCGAGTTCGTCAACGAGGTCACCGACGCCGACAGCTATGACGCCGCGCTGGCCGTCGTGATGCGCTGGGTGGAGGTGTCCTGATGGACCCCGACGCCAACCTGGCCGAGCAGCTGGGCCTCGCACGCGGCATCGTCCAGTTCGCCGAGGATCACGACCCGCAAGCCGTCCGACTCGCCGAGCTGGTCGTGTCGCTGCACGAATGGATCGACCAGGGCGGGTTCCTCCCGGCGGCGTGGCAGGCGACCGCCGGAGCCGGGCCGATCGCCGGATGCGACGCGAACGGCGAGCCGACGCTCAAGCTCGGGCACGAGTTCGAGCCGATGCCCGGCGACGACGTGTGCATGGCCGTCAACTCCGACGACAAGTACACCCGCTGCATGAAGTTCGAGGACGAGCACTGATGCAGTGCCTCGGGTCCGGCTCACCTCCGCTGCTCTCCCGGCGGAGGTGGGCCGACCGCGAGCGGTACGTGACCGAGACGTTGTGCCCGATCTGCTTGACGCCGCGCTCGGTCCGCAAGGATGGGCGGGTGCGCGTCCACGCGGCTCCGGCCCGACCGCCGCGCCCGTCCATCGTCGGGCAGCTCGATGAGCATCTGCAGCGCGAGCCGCGCCCGTCCCGACGTATCGTCACGCAAAAGTGACTGGTCGGAGCCTATAGACTTACCCGCCTTAGTCGGGTAATATCAATCTCGTTGAGGCGGGACCGACCCGCCGGAAGGGACCGAGATGAACCTCACCTACACCCAGCCCCGCAAGCGAGTCTCCGAGTACGTCGCGATCGCCGATGACCTGTACATCGAGGTGGACAAGGTGGCGACCGACTACCTCGGCTGGCAGGTGTTCATCAGCCGGATGCTCGACGGCACGCCCGAGGGCAGCCGCGACGTCGGCATCTACCACACCTTCGCCCAGACCCGGCGCGAGGCCTACGCGCTCGCCGCCGCGTACGCCGAGGCCGATGCGATCCTCAAGCGGGCCGTCGCATGAGCACGGTGATCGAGGCGAGCGAGCTGCAGCCGGGCGACGTGTACCGAGGGGTGATGCTCGGCGCGGTCGAGCGCGGCCAGGCCTATCGGGTCATCACCGCCCGCACCTACGTCGCCGCGAAGACGTACCGCGTGATCGAGGCGGTGAACGTCTCGACCGGCAACCACGCCTCCATCAACCTGTCCAGCACGACGCTGGTCGCCCGGCTGGCCCCGGTCGACCGGCGCGACGTCTGTGCGGCAATCGACTCCGCGAACGACGGTGACCAGTTCACTGTGGTTCTGCACGACGGCGAGATGTGGTGGTGAGATGACGCAATCCAGTCCTCAGCCCGGCTCCAAGCGAGCCAGCAACCGAACCTCCGATCGCGACACCCGCGCGCTGCTGGCCTCGATCGAGGCCGCAGGTGGTGAACTCAAGCCATGCCGCAGCCGCACCGGCCACTACAAGGTGTACCTCGACGGGCGGCTCATCGGCACGATCGCCGGGACGCCGAGCGAGTACCGGAGCCGCAAGAACGACATCGCCAACCTGCGCCGGAACGGGCTGCAGATCACCTCGAAGGGAGCACCGATCACATGACCGACACACCGAACCCGATCGTGGTCGAGATCGCGGCACGGCTGCGCACTCAGCACGGCGACGCGCTCGACCTGAGCCTGATCGAGGACACGCACCCCTCGATCGCTGCCGCCTACAAGGCAGCGGTCGACGTCCGCGTGCTCGACGGGGCGACCCGCACCGAGCGCGTCGGCAAGGTCGCCCTCAGCCGGGGCGCGCGACCGGAGTTCCTGCTGGTGGAGCCTGCGTGGAAAGGCGGCGTGTTCCGCCTCGGGCACAACCACGTCGTCGTCGCGACCCGTACCGGCGGGCCGAAGGCTCCCAAGGGCGGCTGGGTCACCGTCGCCAAGGTCGAGGATCACAACGGGTCGGAGGTCATCTGATGTCGTTTCTGGACATGCTCGCCGGAGGCAACCCGGCGTCGTGGCAGGAGACCGCCGAGCGGGCCATCTCCGCGATCGAGCGGCTGGCCTCGGCGGTCGAGGCGCACAACGCTGCCGTCGCTGGGAAGTGCATGAACTGCGACCAGATGGGTCGGCTGCGCTGCCCGACGCACGGGCCGGTCGTCGTCCCGAACGGCGACGCGCCGTGACGTTCGATTACCGCGTGCCGTGCCGCAAGTGCGGACACCGCGCTCACTCCACAGTGACCGGGTGCCCCTCGTGCCTGCCGGGCATCGACTGCGGCCCGACGCCGGAGCCGGTCGAGGACTGGCCCGACGGGCGCGGACCGGGCACCGCCGACGCGCTCGACCTGAGCGAGTTCGAGGTGGGGAAGCGCGAGGTGTTGTGTAATCGGTGCTACCTGGTGCATCGACCCGAGCTGGCGTGCGAGGAGGCGTGGTGATCAATGTTCAGCCGGACATGGACGTCGCCAAACAGCGCCGCAAGATCGTGCACCGCATCGTGGAAGCGCCGGACGCCGGGTTCGAGCGGTCGCCGCACGTCCACTACCTCGAACACCTGCTGGTGATGTTTGACGCTGCGGTCGAGGCCGGGCGACCGAGACCGGCGAGCGAGTTCTTGCCGATGTACGAAGAGGAGTTCGGTCTATGAAGGGGTTCGAGCCGACCGGGGCGATGCGCGAGCGGATGCTCAACGGCGAGGTGGAAGTGCTGCCCGGCGACGACCGGGTGATCAAGACGACGGGCCGATACACCCATCACCTCGACGTCAAGCTGGTCGATATTCAGCCGTGCCTGTGGTGGCTGGCGTTCGGCATGATCCGGCCCGAGCTGCTGCATGACGCCTGCTGGGACGGCGAGGCAATCCGGTGAGCGCGCCGCACGCCCCGTGCCGACACCTGACGACGATGACGATCGTTCGGGCCGGGCGCGCGGTCGAGGTCTGCGCACGGTGCGGACGACCGGCCCGATGAGCAGCCGGGCGGGACGCTGCAACTCCAACGAACGCGGCAGCTCATACGATCGGCGGGCGCGCCGAGCGTGGCTGCTGAGTCCGGCCTCCGGCTTCGGCGGCGACGGCGAGAAGGTCGCGTGCTGGGAGTGCGGGGCGATGGTCTCGGACAAGACGATGATCGTGGACAGGATCATCGCGGGCGAGTTCGGCGGGCGCTACACCCGCGACAACATCCGGCCCCATTGTGCGACGTGCAGCTGCCGTCAGGGCGCTCGCCGGACGAACGAGTTAATCCGCGCGAAATCCCCATACGGCGACGATGACCTGTGCCGCGAGTGCTCCACCCACTACCTTGCCGACCACGCCGACGGCTGCACGCTCGGAGTCGCCGCGCTCGCCGAGATCGCGCCGGGGTGGCGCTAAGCCTTCGGGGCGCGAGACCCCTTGTGGCCGGAGTGCTTGGAGGCGGGCAGACGGCGATAGCGGGTGATCGGCCCGCCCTTGGTCTCGTGAGCCTTCTTTCGCGCCCACGGCTGCCTGGTCGCGTAGGCCCAGCGCCACTGTTTCTTGGACTTGAACCCTCGGTAGCCGCGACCTCCGCCGCGCCCGCCGGAGCGGGCCGAGAATGCGCCGACGTTGCCCGTCGCGCTGTGAAGGGACGGCCCGCCGTGTCCCGGTCGGGCGACCCGTGCCCGGCCTCGCCGGAGGCCGGAGCGAGTACCCCGCTTGCCCATGCGGTCGAGGCTACGCGCTGAGCTTGGAACGTGCACGATGCCGGGCGACGGCCTGGCGGCGATGCTCGCGGCAGCCCATCTTCCCACTGGGGGAGACGTAGGTGTTGTAGCGGGAGACGGGGCAGCCGCAGCTGTGGGTCTCCCCGGCGCGCTCGGCGAGGCTGACTTGGAGCAGGCGGTCGCGCTGGACCTGCATCCGGTCCCGCTCGCCGGTCACCGTCGTCAGCGCCGCGTTGAGCCGGGCGACCTCGCCGGAGACCATGCCCAGCTCGCGCTCGAACGTCTCGGCTTCCGATCGGTACATCCGCATCAGCACCGTCGCCGGGTCGGCCAGGATCGTGCGTACCAGCCGGAGCGAGCACCCCAGACGCTCGGCGATGGCCTCGGCGGTCATGTCCTCATCGTCGGTCATCACGACGACGGCCCACACGCGGTCGCATCCGTCGAGGTCATCCATCGTCGTCGGCGACCCGGCCAGCAACGCCGGTACCAGCATCTCATCTGGTCGCCATCCGCTCACAGCGCAGATGGTAACTCAATCACCGCGCAGCCGGGCGGCAGCGAACTCGATCGCGTCGTCCAGCGTCCGGCTCGACCCCTCGAACACCCATTCGTGGTCGCCGCCCGGCTCGACGGCGAGCGCCTTGGTCGGACCGGCGGCATACACCCGCCAGTTCACCGCTTCCCGCGCTCGGCGAGGGTTCTTGACCTTGCCCATCAGGGGTAGTCGACGGGGCACCGCCGGTCGGGATGCGGCTCGCCGTCGCAGGCCTCGGTATGGGTGCCCTCGGTGCCGCCCTCCCAGACGGGGCGCGCGGGCACGGCCTCGCTCACCGCGTCCATCAGAGCCTGGGTCGAGGGGTCGACGCGCTGCTTGATCTCGGCGATGAAGGCCTGCAGGTCCATCAGCCGGAACGTCGCCAGCCCGGCCTCGGTCTGGGACTTGATCACCAGCTTGGCTGCGGCGATGTAGTCGATGACCTCACCGGCTCCGCGCCGGTCGTCTATCGCGTCGAGCGCGGCAGCGATGACGCCGATGTCGCGGAGCTTCACGCTGTCCGACTCGCACATGGCCGCGATCTGTTCGCGCAGCTCCATCACTCGCCCTCGCTGTCGTCGTGCTTCATCCACGGCGGTCTCCGGTCGTCGGCGACGGTCGGATGGCCGGTCTGGGAGGCCTGATCGAGGCCGAGGCCGTTGAGCGCGTCGGCTCCGCGCCACGGGCCGGGCACGACCCGCCGACCCCGGTCCAGATCATCGAGCCGGGCCAGGACTCTACCCTGACGACCGTCGCCGTTGCCCAGCACCTTCCGCCACCACTGCAGCGCACCTCCGCTCCACGTCCACCGGTCGAGCACGCCGGGCACGCGCTGGTCCATCGCGATGTCGCCCTTGCCGACCACGACGTCGAACGCCACGCCCAGATACTCGTCGCCGACCTTGCCGAGGCGGCTGATCACGCCGAGCGACCCGGCGCTCAGCTCGAAACCGCGTGCCCGCGCATAGGCCTCCGCGTGGAGCCGGGCGACGGCGACGTTATCGCCGGTCGCCCCGACGGGCAGGGTGATCCTGTGCCGCTCGACCAGCTCGGAGCTGTGGGAGAACCCGAGCTGGTTGTCAGGGTCGAGGCCGTAGGCCTTCGCCTCCTCGGTCAGCGCGTCAATCGCCTCATCCCGGCGTCGTCGCAGGTCAGCCGCCGATGTTGGACCAGTCGTCGTCGTCGTCGGGTCCGGCGTCGCCAGCCGGTCCAAGTAGCTCACCGGGGTCTCCGGCCTCGGCTGGTTCGTCGGTCTCCCCGACATACCCAGCAGGTTGCGCAGCATCGTAAGGTGTTGCGCCCGTGGGAGATTCGTGACTATCTTCCACGGTGTCGACATCGAGCGGTGTTTGTCCACGGGTGATCTCCCTGAGTCCTTGGGGGTCGATTTGTGCGATGCGTTCAATCAGCGCAGCGGCCTCGTTCGCCGCGCTCACCGAGTCGATACCCGGCACTTCCAGCACCTTCGGGAACAACCCGAACAGCGAGGCCTCCTGCTTGAGACCTCGGAGGATGACGTTGGCGGCGTCGGTGTCACCGCGCATCATCGCCGGGTAGTTCGCCTTGCGCATGTCGTGGATGATCGACATTTGCACGGCCCGGCGCTGGTCAGGGGTGTCGGCGAGGTACTGGCGCTTGGCGATGTCCAAGTCTTTGCGCACGGTCGAGGTCGACACGCCGCATTCCTCGGCGATCTTGGCGATGGTCGCCCCGGCGTTGGAGAGGAACAGCGCCTTGGCCCGGCGCGCAAACAGTTCCTCGTTGAGCAGGTTGGCGATGTCGTCGTCGCTGACCGTCACGGGGTCTCCTCGGGTCTCATCTTGCAGGCCAGCTCCGCCAGCGCCATCGCTGCCGCCTCGAAGTCGCCCTTGTCGGCTACCACGATGATCCTGCCGCTGTCGCGGTAGTGGCAAGCGGTGGCCCGGTCGACACGCGCACGAGTGATCCCGAGGCGGCGCAGGTCGAAGGTATCCAGCGTCATCGCGCTGCCTCCTCGGGCGCTCATAGTTCGGTCGGGACGGGCGGAGCGAGCACCGCCGTGTACGGCCCGTAGACGGGACCGGGGTGGGCGAGGTCGGACACGATCTGGAACGGCACGCGCCGGGTCACGACCCACCCGAACGGGCACGGGGACCAGATGTCGCCCTCGACGTCTGCCCAGATCGTGCCGTCGGCGTGCTCCTCGGTCAGCTCGGGCACCTGGGTGCCGAGGGCGATCATGGTTCGTCATCCTCCGGCGGGCGAACCTCGCCAGTCAGGCCGATCGGCTCGCGACCGTCCGGCTTGCGTTCTAGCTTCTCGCCTCGCGGGCGACCGTGCACCGGGCAGGACGACCGGACACCGCCGCACGTGCATCCGCCGAGCGGAACGCCGCTCACAGCTCGATCACCGGCTCAGGGACGCGGTGCAGCGGCGACCGCTGCATACGCCGCTGCCGGGCGCGCCGGTCGTCGCGGATGTCGAGCAGCGCCCAGATCATCTCGGCGTACGTCAGGCCATCCTCCGCCGCCGCGATCTTGAGACGTTTGCGCAGCTCAAGGCTGCCTTTGATGGGCATCAGCTGGGTGCCCTGGGCCGGGTGCCGCGAGGCCTCGGGACGCCGCGCTGGGGTTCTCGTGGTCATGGAAAGCAAGTTATACCGTCCTGGGTCTGGCCGCAACCAAAAGGTGTGATACTTCGCTAGTCGCCGTCGATCTCGTCCACCTCATCGAACTCGTCCGGCTCGATGAGCTTGAACGTCGCCGACCGCGTGGATGTGCTGACAACCTTCATCGGGTCGAGGTCGATGCCCCGCTGCGCCGCGATCTCGGCGCACCTCGACGCACTGAACCGCTGCCCGCTGCTCCACCCGAGACGCCAGCCGTCCGACGTCAGCAGCGCCTCGCCGCCCCACGTCTCCGCCGCCTCGGCGAACACCGCGCGCAACGTGTCCCTCGCCGCATCCCGCCGCTGCTCGCAGAACCGCCGCCGCTCCTTCGCCGCCTCCCATGCTCGCCACGCGGCCTGGGTCGAGAAGAAGCGCGTGCCCACCGGGGGCGCGACCAGCTCGATGTCCGTCTTGACGGCCAGGCGCACCTCCTCCACCGCGCTCGCGACCCACAGCCCGTAGTCGGTTTTCTTCACGGACTCGCTGGTCAGCCGGTGCGTCTTGTAGGTCTTGGCGGGGATGCGCTCGATACGCGCACGCCCGATCATCGGCGGAGTCTTGGCGGCGTCGAGGTGCGCGCTGATTCCCTCGACCAGTGCCGTCATGTACTTGCCCTTGTTGTCCAGAGCCGAGGCCTCATCGGAGAACCGGCGGTACGCCGTGACCGCAGCTTCAACCCCGGTCTCGCGACCGAGGTGGGCATCAATCTGCTGGCACAACTCGGTCAGCGTCAGGTCGAGCACCGGGGGTGCCTGTCGTTTCGTGGTCATGTCCTCGACTCTAGCTGACGTCGGGATAGTCCGCTATCCCCTTATCTCCCGACCCCGGCATCATCCCGCGACCGGGCGCGGAGCGGCAACGCGCGCCCGAAGTCCTTGATCTCGCCTCGGTCGAGGCTCCCAGTGGGTGGCTTTCGCATACTCAATCGGTGGTGTTCCGAGAGTGGATATGGGAGGGACCGACTGGCTCCCGAGCGACCGCTTCGGCTGAGCCTAGTCGACCTTCAAAATCTAGTCGAGGGAGGCAAGTCTAAGAATAATTCTTAATAGACTGTCGGGGGTGCGAACCACTAGAATCGCGCGCACGCGCGCATGAGGCAGTCACCCGACGCTGACGGGGTACAGTCCAGACATGACCCACGACCACAATCCCGACCGCCGCCCCGTTCCCGTCCGGCCCGACTTCGGCGCGCCGTCCGGCCCGGCGACCCCGCTATCGCAGACCCCGACCGCCGCGCTCGCGTTCGCGCTCGGGTACGCCTGCGCCCGACCGCAGAGCGCCAACCACTTTGGCCCGTTCTGCGCGCTGATCGAGGAACTGTCCGTCCGCGAGACCGGCGAGGCCGCGACCGATGCTCAGCTGGGCGCGTGGAATCCGGCCTCGGAGATAGGCCGGTTGCTGAGTTTGCTGCCGCCCGATCTGAGCCGCGCTATCGTGACGCTCTACCAGGCCCAACGTGGTCAGCGGTGGCACCGTACCGGACAATACCGTCATGGGTCGGGAAACTCGGGCTAGACGGCCAGGCGGTCTATCGGGTATAAAACTATCCCGAGGCGGGACCGGCCCGCACGAGACCTGAAAGGCTCTGACCTGATGAAACCTTCCAACGCCGAGCGCGCGGTGCTGTTCGCGGCAGGCGTGTTCGTCGGCCTCGCCGCCGGACTGCCCACCGGCCTCGCTATCGCGGAGCCGCGCGACCACCAGGTGACGCACCCCGAGGCCACCCCGACCTCGACCGTGCAGACCACGATCTCCGAGGATGACCCGGCGTGGGACTGCCGGACGATGGGCAACCGCGTCTGCGGTCCCGAGACGGCAACCCCCGGCTGCTGGGATGAGCACGGCAAGCTGGTCGGCATCTGGCCGTGCCACGTCGTGGTCGACCCCGAGACCGGCGAGGGCGACGTGTACGCCGGGCTGCGGGTGACCCGATGAGCGTCGAGTTCCTGGTGACGATGGCCGTGATGATCGGCGTCTACCTGCTGGGCCGGGCGATCGGTCGCGCTCAAGGTCGCGAACAGGCCCAGCGCGAGGCCGTGCCGCCGCTGCACCTGATGTTGGAACTGGACGGCGAGGTGATCGGCGGGTTGTCGATTACCGGCGTCCGGCCCGGTGAGGGATGGAGCCAGCACGAGGCCGGAGGCGATCACTGATGGCGCACTTCTACGGCACCGTGCAGGGTCAGCGCGGCGAGGCCTCGCGGCTGGGTTCCAAGAACTCCGGCCTCGACGCTTCCGCCCAAGGCTGGAACGTCGGCTGCAAGGTCACGATCCGGCATGAGGATGGGCGCGACGTCGTGCGGGTCTGGCGCACGACCGGCTCCAACGGTCACGGCGGAGCGACCAAGCTGATCGCGTCGTTCGCCGACGGCGACCCCGCTGTGCATCTCGGGGACATCCCGCGATGAACGAGGCAGGCAGCATCTTCCAGCGCAACACCTTCATCGTCGCCTCCGACCTCCGGCCCAAGGACATCGGCCAGACCATCCGCGTCCGCATCTGGGACAACAACACCGAGATCGCGACCGTCATCACCGCCGAGCTGCGGCAGTTCAGCTGCAACGGCAACGAGGTGCACGTCAACGTCGGCCTCGGCGCGGCGACCGAGATCACCTTGGACCACGATCAGCCGGTCACGCTCCGGCCCACCGAGGCCTACAACGACGTGGCGACCCTCGCGCTCTACGACGAGCACGTTTAGCCTCGACCTACAACCACGAAGGAGAACCCCGCCATGCCCCTCGACCCGATCACCGGAACCCGCGACATCGACTGGCTGCGCTCGGTCACGGACACCCGCGTGACCCGCCGCGCCAAGCAGGACGACGAGACCATCGTCATCCACACGGCCTACTTCGGCATCCGGCCCGAGACCGTGCCCGACGTCATGAGCGAGTACACCCGCAACGGCGAGCATTTCCGGCCCGAGTTCCTGCAGGTCAACTGGACCGGTGGCACGCTCGACAAGGTGTTCATCTCGGGCAGCCTCCGCCGACGCAACGGCGGGGTCTCCGAGAAGGTCAACCGCAAGCGCACTTGGGACCGGCGCTGGACCCGCGAGGCCGGGTACGTGTTCGATCGCGACAAGCTGCCCGCCGGGGTCGCCGAGGCCATCGCCGCCTACGAGACCGCCGTGGCCGTCGCGACCTCGGGCGCACAGCTGTGAGCGCGGCGTTCGTCGCCTCCGCCGCCGAGCTTGAGACCGTGCCCGACGGCACCGTCATCTCCTGGCTGCGCATCCCCGGCGACCACACCAGCGAGGCCGTCGCGTTCGTCCGGCAGGAGATCGAGCAGCGCCCGTGCGCGTGGTCGCCCGCCGACGGTCGCCCGATCAACTTCGCCGAGACCCGCGTGACGTGGATCAGTCCCGGCGGTTGGGATCCGATGTCGGTCGAGGATGCCGGGGTGACGTTCCCGGCGACCGTGATCCGCTGGGGCGAGGTGCCCGTCAACGATGAGCCGCTGCCGCCGCAGGCCTTCACGCTCGCCTCCGGCGGCACCTGGTCCCGCGAGACGGCGCTCAAGGCTGCGGTCGAGCTGTTTCGTGGTGACACGCTCTACGTCCTCCCGCGCAACGGCGAGGGTCCGGTGCTCGGGCCGGTGCTGCAGGTGGCTGAGGACTTTCAGGCATGGCTCGACCGGGACACCCTGTCCGAGATTGTCAACAACGGGGTGATCTCCACGGAGCAGGCACACGAGGCCTATGCGTTGTGGCTCGATCGGGACCGTGCCGCCGACGGCGAGCCGACCTCGATCATCGCCGACGGCGAGGATGAGGCCCGGTACCGGAGGGACGGCCTGTGACCGCGACGATCACGCGGCCTCGCGTCCCCAACCGCCGGTCGTTCGACCCGGTGCTCGGCTCATACCTGAGCACCGGGCTGGAAGCCCAGCACGCCGCCGGTCAGTTCCCGATGGACGCTCCGCTCGCGATCGACATCGAGACCCCCGGCCTCGACAACGCTTTCACGATCAACTGCCTGACGGCGGCGTGGCACCGGCCCGACGGGCGGTGCGAGGCGATCTTGCTCGACCCGGCCCGCGACGCCCACCACCACGACATCGCGGAGGCCTTGCTGGGCCGGGCCAGCCACCTGATCCTGCACAACGCCCCGTTCGACATCCCGCCGCTGCACCACGCGGGTCTGATCGCGCTCGACACGATCAACCGCGTCGTGGATACGCTGCTGCTGGCGCGGTTCTCGCTGCCGGACACGATGATTCGCAAGAACCTGGAAGCGCTCGCTATCCGCGTGCTCGGCTACAGCGACTTCAAGGGCGGCATGGAGCGCGCGTTCAAGGCCTCCGGCTACAAAACGATTCAGGCCGGGTACGAAGGCCTCGACATCGGCTCGCCGATCTATCGGCAGGGCGCGATGGGCGACACCGTGGTCACGCTGCAGCTGGAACCGATGCTGCGAGGGATGTGCACCGAGTGGGCGATGGACCATCCGTTCGCCGGGTTCGGGGCCAACACCCCCGCCGAGGCTCAGGCGCAGCTCGGGGTGCAGGAGACGACCCACCGCGTCATGCTTCGCCGCTCCGCGCTCGGTCTCAACGTCGACCGCGAGTACCTGGACCGCTACGCCGAGCAGGTCGACGTCGAGCGCAACCTGGCGATCGCGGAGCTGGCCGTGCACGGCCTGGAAGGCGGAGCCGGGAAGGGCGCGAAGCTGGTCGAGTACCTGTTCGAGCGCGGCGAGCTGCCCGACCCGTGGCCGCGTACCCCGAGGGGCAAGCTCAAGTCCGACAAGGCCAACCTCGACGGTCTGGACCATCCGCTCGCCGCCGCGCAGCGCAAGCTCGCGACCATCGAGAAGGTCATGGGTTACCTCGACAAGGTGGACCGCCAGGCCTCGGTGACCGGGCGCTGCCACCCGCAGGTCGGCGTGCTCGGAGCCTCGGCGACGGGCCGGATGAGCTACGGGCTGCCGGAGCTGCAGCAGTTCCCGGCGGAGGCGCGCCCCGTCATCTGCGACGACGGCCAAGGCCTCACCTCCATCGACTGGTCGCAGATCGAGCCGGTGACGATGGCGGCGATGGCCCGCGACGTCGAGTTCGTGGAGAGCTACGAGCGCGGCGACGACCTCTATGAGCCGATCCAGAGATCGTGCGGCCTGCCGATGACCAAGGCCGGGCGCGACATCGCCAAGATCGTGCTGCTGGCGACGATGTACGGCCTGGGCATCGCGAACCTCGCCCGCAAGATCAAGCACACCGAGGAGTCGGCGATGCAGATCAGGCGGCAGATGTTCAACGCGATGAAGCGGTGCGAGGCGTGGATGAGCCGGGTGATGGACGTCGCGACACAGACCGGCGTCACGATCACCGCCGCCGGGCGCATCCTCCCGATCGACGCCGGGTTCGAGTACAAGGCCGTCAACTACTGCATTCAGGGGTCGGCGTACGACGTGCTCGCGCACACGATTGTCGAGATGGAACGCCAAGGCCTCGGCGACTCGCTGCACCTCGCGATGCACGATGAGGTCGTGGTGGACACCGGGGTCGCCGAGGAGGTGCAGCGCATCATGATGACCCCGCCGCCGTTCCTGGTCGAGTGGGCGCAGCGCGTCCCGATCTTGCGCACCGACCGCGCCGATATGGGCCATGCCTGGGCGAAGGTCTGAGACGATGCCTGTTCTGCCGCCGGGCACCCCGAGCGAGTGCACCTGCAACCCGAACCCCGTTGCCGACTACAACCGCAAATGCCCTGTCCACCGCTGGTATCACACCCCCGACGAGGAGACCCCGATGCCCGACTCCGAACATGCAATGGGTCACGCCATCGCCGACGCCGAGCAGCGCCGGGTCGAGCGCGAGTTCTGCAGCTGCACAGACGGCGAACCGTGCCCGGTCCACGATCGGGACCGGGTGCCGTTCCCGACCGACAGAACGTGCGGCAAGTGCGGCCAACCGATCATGTCGACCGAGCTCAACGCCGAGGTCGAGCCGGGCCGACGTATCCACATCACCTGCCCGACCTACCACTACGTGCTCGATCAGGCCAAACCGGAGGCGACCGGCGTCTACGCCGCCCAAGTCGCTCAAGAGGCCATCGACCTGTTCACCGGCCCGCGCAACGCGGACTACGGCGACGCGACCGATAACTTCACCGACATCGCTGACCTGTGGACGGTCGTGCTCCGGCCCATCTTGCAGCTCGACGCCCGCATCACCGCCGAGCAAGTCGCGATCATGTCCGCGCTGATCAAGGTCGCCCGCCTCAACAACACCCCCGACCACGACGACAGCTGGACCGACGCGACGGCGTACCTCGCCCTCGGCGCGGGCATCAACCGTCGTCGCCAGGCCTGACCTACAACCACAACCACGAAGGGAATACACCCCATGCTCGGCTCCACCCCTCTGCAGGCCGTGCTCGGCTCCGGCGTCGACAACCGCGACCACGAGGCCGTGCGCGCGTTCATCCGCCAGGCTGCCGACATCGGCCTCCACCTGTTGTTCATCTACCCCGACTCCAAGGTGCCCGCCGACCTCCGCACGCCCCAGGCTCGAAAGAAGGATGACGCCGCTGCTCAAGAGGCTGCGCGCGAGGCCGGACGCCGCGACTGGCAGACGATCAAGTCGCCCGCCGGTCTCGCCCTCGCCACCGACAACAAGACCATCCTCGACCGCTACCTCAAGCGCTATATCGAGCTGTTCTCGACGTGGGTCGAGGTGACGCCGGACGGCGACCACGGGCAGCAGGTCGCCTACAACAAGAAACGGCTCGACGCGGGCGAGATCGCGATGGCCGAACCGGCTGCCGTGAACCTCGCGGTCGAGGTCGGCGCATCAGGACTGGTCGTGGTCGACTGCGACACCGCCGGTCAGGTGCGGCGCTGGTTCGAGGCGAACGACCTCGACCCCGACGACGACACGCTGCCCCCGCCGACCGTCGTGACGCCGGGGCACCAGGGCGAGGGCGCGGACCCCGACGACCCGAGCACATGGGCACACGCCGACGGCGGGCACTTCTACTTCACCGTGCCGGACAAGCTCTGGCCGGTGCTGCCGCGCAACCTCGGCGCGATGACGTGGGGCGGCGACGATGGTTTCGCCGTGCTCTGGGACCGCCGGTACGTGTTGATCCCGCCGTCGACCCGGCCCGAGGGCGCGTACGAGCTGGTGGGCCGGGACTACGAGCTGCCCGACTGGCTGGCCGACAAGATCATCGAGGCCGGGACGCTGCGCGCCGAACGCGCCGAGCGCAACGCCGAGGCCTCCAACCCCGAGCTGGCGACCGCGATCGACCAGTGGGCCGAGCAGACCCCGTGGGCCGCGATCTTGGAACCGCTCGGGTGGACCCCGGCTCCGCGCGCCGACTCGTGCGGGTGCGAGGTGTGGACCGCGCCGGGCGTACACGCCAGCCCCAAGTCGGCGACCGCCCACGGCGCAGGCTGCACCGCCGGGCGCTACACCGAGGTCAACGCCCCGTTGCACATCTGGACCGACAATCCGGCGGAGCCGTTCGACCAGTGGGTCAAGGACAAGGGCACCTCGACCATCTCCAAGCTGCAGGCGGTCGCGCTGACCAGCTTCGGCGGCAAGGTCGGGGCGGCGATGGACGCGCTCGACCTCACCCCCACCGGCACCGAGGTCGACCCCGACATCACCCCGCGTCAGCCCGACCCCGATCACGGTATGACCGGCGACGGCGATTTCGAGATGCCCGAGGCACCGACCGTGCTCGACCGGATGACGCCGGAGCAGCGCGCCGAGGCCGAGGAGGCGATGGCGACCGCCGCGCAGCAGGAGGCCTGCACCCACGAGTGGACGCCGGTCGCGAGCTACCCCGGCGACCGGGCGTGCGTCCACTGCGGCGAGACGCAGCGGTTCTGCTCGTGCGGCGAGTGGATCGCGCTGTACGGCGACGACACGGTGGCCGAGGATGACGAGGGCAACCTGTGGCACGCGGATGACGACGGCGGGCACATGGTCGGCGCGAACGCCGCGCCCGAGGAAACTGCCAGCTCACCGAGCGCCACCGCGCCGGAACCCGCTGCTCCGCCCGCGCCGGTCGACCTGAGCGTGGATGCGCTGCCCGCCGACTTCGGCAAGGTCGCCAAGGCCGACAGCCCGTACCCCGATGAGGTCGAGGAGTCGGACCCCGACGTGTTCGACTCCAAGCACAACGGCGTGCCGCGCATCGCCCCGTTCTCCCACTGGCGCGATATGCCGCCGCCTGAGTTCATCATCGACGGTCTGATCGAGCACGGCGGGCTGAGCTGCATCATCGGCGCGCCCGGCATGGGCAAGTCGAGCATCGCGCTCGACATGGCCTGCCACATCGCGACCGGCAAGCGCTGGCAGGGCCGCAAAACCCTCAAGACCAAGGTGCTCTACCTGCCGGGGGAAGGCCTCGCCGGAGCGGTGCAGCGCCTTCGGGCGTGGGAGGCCGCGCACGGCATCGAGTTGGACGACAACCTGCTGCTCGGCAACGGCATTATCCTCGTGCAGGCGACCAACGAGGCGTGGGGCGACATCGCCGCCTACATCGTCCGGCAGGAGATCGGTCTGGTCATTTTCGACACGTTCGCGCGCATGTCGTCCGGCCTTGAGGAGAACTCGGCGACCGATGTCGGCAAGGCGGTGCGCCGGTTCGACAAGCTCAAGGATCACACCAACGCCGGGGTCTGCGTCGTCCACCACACGTCCAAGGGCGCGCCCGAGGTCGCACGCGGCAGCTCCGCCCTCAACGGGGCGCTCGACTCCGAGCTGGTGGTGCGCGAGGCGAGGTGGGCATATGACCAGCTGCTCGACGCGAATGGTCGGCTGCCGGGCAAGGCGATCGAGGTCTGGACCACGAAGCAGAAGAACATCGAGCAGTTGGAGGATGCGATTCCGCTGATGATGCTCGACCTGTCCGTGCTCGAACCCGGCACCGACATCAAGGCTCCGGTCATCACCGGCCCCAACTGCGCTATCGACCCGATGCAGGGCGAGGTCGTGATGGCGCGGCCTGTGCCGGAGCCGCTGGTGGAGACGGCGATTCGGATTCGCGAGTACGTCGACCGCTTCCCGCAGCAAGGTGTCACTCGCGGCGAGCTGGTCATGGCGATCCGGCCCGACAACTACGCCCAGTCGCGCAACGACGTCGGACCCTACTGGAAGCAGCGCATCGCCGAGGCGGTCGACAAGTCGCTGCGGTACCAGCTGATCGAGACGTTGACCGGCACCCCGTCCGGCTCGCGCTACATCCCCAGCGTCAACGACGCTGCCCAGGCCCGGCTGCTCGCTGCAGCCGAGATCAACGACGCCGACTGACCGGCGTCGCTACAACCACGAGGAGAAACCATGTCCGTCACGTTCAAAACGCAGTCGCTCATCGACGCTGCCGAGTCGGTGATCAAGCTGCACGATGATGCGGTCGCTGAGTGGAAGCGTCAGACCGATGCTCACCAGGCCAATCACCGCGCCAAGTGGTGGGATGACAACCGCGATCGGGTCGCCGCCTTGCGGAACTACCTGTCGCGGTGCATCAAGAACGACACCCCGCCCACCAACCGCGAGGCCAACCGGCTGATGAACACGTCGAGCGGGTACGTGCAGTTCTTCGTCCCGGTCGGCGAGCCGAACGGCGACAAGCCGGAGGGGTACCACGTCCGCAACCTCGGCGATCTCGCCGGGCTGGTGGCGATGCTCAAGGCGCACACGGGCGAGACGATCAGCGCGAACGAGTTGAAGCTGGTCGGCTACGACCGGCTCACTCAGCTGTTCCAGCTGGCCGCTGCTGCAGGTGGGCGGGTCGACAAATGAGGATCAGGGAATCGGTACCCGCCAAGCTCGCGATCACCGCCGCCGTCTCGGTCCTGATCGCGCTCGGGGCGGCTCAGTGCACTGCCCCGAAGGCCTCGGCTAATCCGCCGGGGACCGTCTGCCAGACCACGAGCGGCATCTGGCCGTTCAAGGGCACCAAGCGCACGATCTGCGACACCGCCCGCGCGGCTGACGGCAGTTGGACCCGGTACCGCGAGTTCTACACCCCGGCCCACTGGGTCAACGGGCGATCGAGCTGCTACGGCGGGATGTACTACAGCTCGTGCGATTACTCGCCGGGGTACTTTCAGCCGATGGTGTCCAACGGCATTGAGACCTACCCGGTGAGCGATGCGCCCGGCGCACCGAACCAGCCGCTCTGGGATGAGCCGGGGTGGCTGGCACCGTGAGCCGGAACGCGAGTTGGCGCGTCGAGGGTCGAGACGAGACCCCCGACGGCTACCACGACCAGCTGCTCTATGAGGGCGATTCGGTCTGGCAGGTGATCAAGGCCTACCGCTCCGCCCGGCGCAACGAGATGACCGTTTCGGTCACGCGACGATGGCCCTAGACTTTCCCGCCGTCGTCGGGTATAACTGAGATCGCGGGTCGGCGACCCCGGCCCGCGCCTCTCAACCTCAGACTCAGCTCCACTCTCAGCCTCAGATCGGATCCCAATGACCGCCTCCGCCGCACCCCGCGAGTTGCGGGACTATCAGACCGCAGCCGCCGACGCCGTAGAGGCCAAGTGGGCAGACGGCACCCGCCGCACAGGCGTGGTCCTGCCGACCGGCTCCGGCAAATCCACCGTCATCGGCGAGGTCGCCCGTCGCGCCCTCGATCGCGATCAGCGCGTCATCGCCCTCGCTCACCGGGGCGAACTGCTCGATCAGATGCGACGTGACTTCATCGCCGTCGCGCCCCACTACGCCGACAAGACCGGCATCGTTCGCGCCGAGACCGACGACAGCCATGCCGACGTCGTGTTCGCGACGCTGCAGACCCTCGCCACCGCCCACCGCCGCAAGGCCTTGGGCAAGCGTCACGTGATCCTCTGGGATGAGGTGCACCACGCCGGAGCCGAGGGGTTCCACACGACGTTCCGTGAGCTGGGCGGGTACGACGACGCCCTGATGGCCGGATTCACCGCGACGATGTACCGCAACGAGCGCGGGGTCATCGGCCTCGGCGACGTCATCGAGAACATCGCCTACGAGAAGGACATCGCGTGGGCCATCCGCAAGGGATTCCTGGTCAAGCCGCGCGGCCTGACCGTGAAGATCAAAGGCCTCGACGCGCTCGATGATGTGCGGACGGTCGCGGGCGACTTCCACCAGGGCGACCTCGCCGAGGTCATGGAGGCCGCGACGCAGTACGTGGTCGACGCGATCAAGCTGCACGCCGCCGACCGCACCCCGATCATCTTCGCCGCCTCGGTCGACGCCGCCCACCACATCGCCGACGCGCTGACCGATGCCGACTTCCCGGCGGTCGCGGTGACCGGGGCGATCAACTACGACGACCGGCTGCCGCTGTACGAAGCGTTCCGCTCCGGCGACTGCCGGGCGCTCGTGACCGTGCAGGTGTTGACCGAGGGCGCTGACTTCCCGATGTGCGACACCGTGGTGCTCGCCCGCCCGACCCGCTCGCGCAACCTGTACTCGCAGATGGTCGGTCGGGCGCTCCGCCTGTATCCCGGCAAGGCCGACGCGCTGGTACTCGACCTTGCCGGGTCGGCGCGGACGATGAAGCTGGTCAACCTCACGCAGCTGCTTCCCGGCGCGGAGACCAAGGCGGTCGATGAGGATGGCCTCGAAATCCTCGACGCCCCGTTGGACGATTCGCTCGACGGCGACCTTGACGACGCGGTGACCAAGATCGTGCGGCAGGGTCCGGTCGACATGGTGACCATCGACCTCCTCGCCAACGACACGACCCTGTGGTTGGAGACCCCGGCGGGCGTGCCGTTCATCTCGCTCATGGGCGGCAACGAGATCGTGTTCGTCTGGCCCAAGGACGGGATTCGCCCGACCGGCGACGAGCGCACCACCTGGGCCATCGGCCAGATCAACTACCGCACCCGCGTCGGCGGATGGGTCACTGGCTCCGGTCGCTACATCGCCGAGGAACCCGAGTATGTCGACCTGCCGACGGCGCTGGAAGGTGCCGAGGTCTGGATTGTCGAGACCGACCAGCAGCTGCCCGACCGCAGCGCCTCGTGGCGTCGGAACCAGCCGCCGAGCGAGGCTCAGCAGCGATTCGCCCGACAGCTCGGCATCGTCGGGTACGCCGACATGACGAAGGCCCGACTGAGCGACGAGATCAGCGTCAAGCTCGCGAGCCGCGTTCTGGACGGCGGGATCGAGCGGTGACGACGGTCGCGCAGATGTTTCCGGCCCGGCGCGATACCAACGGCACCGTATGGTACCGGGGCGGGAAGGGCGACCAGGCCGGGTGGACGTCGAACCCGACCTACGCTGACCCGTCCTATTTCGCCGCAGGCGCGCCGGAGCCGCTGCCGCCGGTACAAGACCCCTCGGAGATGCCGAACGTTCGCGAGGCGGGCAGCGAGCCAGCCGCAATCAACCACGATGAGGAGACAGCAGTGACCGCGATTGACGACACGGGCGAGATCATGGGCCGACAGACTGAGTGGGAGGGGTACCCGCTGCCGCCGGAGCCGCCCCGCTACAAGCCCAAGTTCAACGGCTGGAAGCAGTACCTCCTGCCCGCCCCGCAGACCAACCGCCCGACCGGATTCACTCGGGCCACAACCGTCGCCGACACGCTGGACGACGTTGTGGGGCTGTGGAAGTGGAAGCGCCGGGAGACCGCGCTGCGCGTGCTCAAGGTCTGCCAGATGGACCGCGACGCGATGCTGTCGGAGCGGTTCAAGGTCACGGCGGGCGAAGCGCTCGACGCGATCGTGGCGGCGCTCGATGAGCCGACGGTCGGCCCGCTGGACAAGGCGCTCGACGTGCTCGACAACCTGCAGGGCGGCAAGGACTCCGCCGAGCTGGGGACCGCCGTCCACGCCTGGCTGGAAGCCATCGACCTCGGGCAGGTGCTCTACTCCGACGTGCCTGAGATGTTCCGCCCGTACGTCGACCGCTACCAGGACATCCTCAAGGGGTTCGGGTTGATCGCGGTGCCCGAGTACGTCGAGCGCATCGTGATGAACGATCTCGGCGAGGAGACCGTCACCGGCCAGATCGACCGCATTTACAAGATCGCGACGACCGGCGACCTGATCCTGGGCGATGTCAAAACGTCCAAGTCGCTGCAGTACAGCTGGCTCAGCTACGCCGTGCAGCTCGCGGTCTACGGGTGGGCGACGAAGATGCTCAACCTCGACGGCTCCGGCTGGGAGCCGATGCCCAAGCTCTACGGTGTGCCGCACCCCGATGACGAGGAGGATGACGACCGGCCCGCGTTCGCCGTCCTGATGCACATCCCGTCCGATCAGCCCGAGCGCGGCCAGGCCGTCACGATGGACCTGACCTGGGGCGCGGAGACCATGATCACCTCGATTGAGACCCGCGACCGGCGCAAGGCTGCCAAGAACGGCAAGAGCGTCGCGGGCATCCACGCGCTGCCGATGCCGTCGGACGACGGGTTGCGGCTCGCTGAGGCGAGGGTCGCCCTGACCCGCATCACCACCGCCGATGAAGGCCAGGCGGTGTACGAGACCTACCAGGACGTCTGGGACGACGACCTGGGAGAGTTCGCGGCTGCGGTCGCGAGCAACCTGTAAGTCCCACCCTCCCGTTCCGTTCTCTACCTCGGAACCAACCCCTGAAAGGATCAGCCACGATGGCCGGTTCACCGTTTGACAAGAAGGGTGGCGCTGCCGCCACCGCCGCTCCCGCCAAGAAGGCGGCTCCGGCTGCGAAGGCCAAGGCTGACGCCGCCTCGCTGCCCGACGCCGCGCCGATGGGCGGGGATGCGCCGATCGCGAAGAAGGGTGCCAGCCCGTTCGACACCCCCGCCGCTCCGGCGGGCATCGCCGGGTACAAGCCGCTCCATTTCCTGGACCAGCTGGTGCTGATGCACACCACTGAGCACGGCTCGATGAAGACCGCCTACAGCACGCCCGAGAAGCCGCTGCAGGAGTTCGTCAAGGTCGACATCATCCCGCTCACCCTGCCCGACGAGTTCGGCTTCACGAACAAGTTCGGCGAGTACGAGGCGTGCGAAGAGTTCGAGGTCGGCGACCGGATTGACGACCTGCTGTTCTTCAATGGCCCGCTGGTCCGCGAGGGCAAGCGGATGCTCGACCGCGACATCTCGTGGGTGCTCGGGCGCATCCGCAAGGGCGAGCGCAAGCCCAACCAGGACGCTCCGATCATCTTGGTCGCGGCGACCGAGGAGGATCAGGCGATCTACAACGAGTGGCGCGCGGCTGCTCAGGGCTGATCTGCCCCGAACAAACGGAGACCCGGCACCTACCCCGAAGGTGCCGGGTCTCTGCGCTCTGTGTCCACAACCACGAAGACAACACCGCCGCGCACCTGCAGATTACCTCACCGACGGAACCCGGCGATGATGTCGTAGGCGAACTGGGTACCGACGCGGTTGCCGAACTCGGGCCGGGCCGGAGCGGTCGCGTGGTACAGGCCGTGGCTCTGCAGGCCGGGCAGCGCCCCGAGCATCGCGATGAGGTCGGGGATGTTGTCGAGGATGCCGGTCGGCGACAGGATGTCCTCGACGCGCTCGGTCGTCTGCAGGTCAGCGGAGCCGTTCGCCATGCCGAGCAGTTGTGTGAGAGCCGGGTTGGAGCCGAGACCCTGCAGGCCGCTGATCATCCCGAGACCGAGCTGTACGCCCGGCCCGAGACCGCCCAAGAGCGGACCGAGGAACGGCAGCAGCGTCGAGGCCCACGACAGCACGATCGGGACCGCGATACGCAGCACATGGACGAAGAACGGCAGCTCCATCTCCGCCTTGATGATCTCGGCGTAGAACGCGGGGCGGATGCGATCTTTGGCGACGGCATAGAAGTCGTCGCTCATGTTGATGTTCCGCATGAGCGCGTTCAGCCAGGCCGGGTACGTCTTGCGGGCGATACCGGTGACCGGGGTCGCCGGGTTGCCGAACAGGATGAGGCCGTTGATGCGGTCGCGGATCAGCTCGAACTCGCCGCCGTCGCCGAACAGCTCCGCCACCGCGTCGCACATGCCGTCGGCTGACTGGCTGTAGCCGGACGGCCACAGCTCGACGTCGACCCGCGCGGAGCGGTCCCGCCGCCGCGCCTCCATCGCCCGCTTCACGTCGGGGTTCTCCCGCAGCAGGCGCGCAAACTCGACCTTCTGGGCGGTGATGACCTCGATGTAGCTGAACGTCGGGTCGCCGCCCATCAGCCCGAGGTAGCCGCCCTTGGGGAAGCCGACCGGCTGGTGGTTGATGTTGAGGCTCCGCCGCCCCGGCTCATTCCACCCCGTCCCGGCGACCATCTGGCCGACGTCGTAGCTGGGACCAAGCCACCAGTCCGCGCCGGAGCCGGGGCACGAGTAGAACCAGATCGGGCGACGCGGGGCGACGACCGGCGGAGCGCTCGCGCCGGGCCAGGTGTACCCGGCTGCCGACGCGGTGCGGTCGCCGAACACGCCGTCGATGACGATGCCGAGGTTGCGCTGCAGCTGCTCGACGGCGCGCTTCTCGTCGGAGCCGAAATAGCCGTCCCGCTTCCCGAGCAGCGGAGCGGTCTGGCTGTACTTGCGGGTGAACCAGTCGAACCACGGCGCGTAGAGCGGTCCCTGATAGCCGAGCTTGAGTTCCGGCATCATCGTCTCCTGTCAGATGGGCGGTAGGGGTCAGATCGGAGCGACCACCACAGGCCACCCCACCCGAGCGAAGCGGCGACGCCGAGGATGATCACCAGTAGCCATCCCAACGTCGTCACGTCGCTCGGTCTCCTCACGGACGTAGTGCTGCAGCTGTCATCGGGCCGACGATGCCGTCAGCCACAAGGTTCGAGCGACGCTGGAACTCGCGCACCGCTGCCTGCGTCGCCGGGCCGAAGATGCCATCGACGTCGAGGTGTCCGGCGTAGGCGGCGTACGCGCGCTTGAGCTTGGACTGCACCCGCATCACCCGGTCGACGTCGTTGCGCGGGTCGCCGCGCACCAGCATCCAGTCGCTGTAGGCATCGGGGTTCGTGCCCGGCTGCACGACCGGCGGCAGCGGCTCCAACGGCGGCTGGACCTCGCCGGTCAGGAACGTCACGACGCGCCGGATGAACTCGTTGACGGGGAAGTTGCCGCCGGGATCGAAATGCCCGCCGCCCCACTGACCGAGGTCGACGTGGCCGAGGATGCCGCGAGCACCCCACGGCGGCTGCGCCCGCCCGCCGATCCACTCCGCCGGGATGCCGTACTTGTCGCACCACCAGGCGACGACGTGTGCGCCCTTGGTCAGCTGCACGTCCTCGTTCTTGCCGTCGCTGGCGTCCGGCGACAGCCACTTGTCCCGCGACCACCCGGCGTAGCTACCGGCAAAGCAGTGGTGGAAGGCGTACTTGTTGGCGTTGGACGCGGACCACGGCGCGTCGGTCTCCGCGACGCACTTGAGCACCTCGATGTCGTCGTTGACCGAGTGGTACGAGACCTCGTTGGCCGGGTTCGCGAGGAACAGCGCGAGATCGCGAGCGGTGCGCCCGCCCTCCTGCGTGTGCACGGCGATCCACCCCGGCGTGCCGAGGCCTCCGCGCCCGTCGTAGTGGTTCGGAGACCACAGCGCGCCCGTGAAGGGGTCGGTGAGCGAGCCGAGCTTGGTCGGAGGCGGCTGCGTCGGCGGAGCAGGCACAGGAGGGGTCACGGCGACCGGCGGGGTGCCCGGCTTGACCGGGATACCCGGCGGCACCTCGACGCCGGGCGGAGGCGGGGCGATCAGCGGCAGGTCCGCGTACGCATACCCCTTCCAGAGGTCGGTGTGGATCAGGGCGAACGCGGTATCGAGGTCGACCCAGTAGACGTTCGGCGCGAATCCGCTGTCGGCGATGAGCACCGCCGGGCGACCGTTGTTGCCCTCATCGGACCAACCGACGGCGGTCACGTAGTGGTACGTCGTCCCGCCGCCGTACGACGGGTTGGTGCTGCCTTTGACGGCTCTGATCGGCTTTCGGGCCGGGGGCACGACCCAGTTGAGGATGACGGCGAACCCGTTGTCGATCGAGCGCACGATGTCCCACCAGAACCGCGTCTTGCGCTCCGCTGCCGGTCGGGCCGGGCTGCCGATCTTCACGCCGCCGGGGTACATCGAGGTGTAGTTGCCCTCGGGCAGCCGGACGTCGAGCACCCGTTCGATCAGGCCCACGTTGTCGGTGCCGTTGACGGTCGTCTTGCATTCGCGGGCGAGCGTCGCCTCATCGACGTACTTGCCGCGTGCGGACAGAGCCATCTGAGTCGAGGCCGGGCCGCACCAGTAACCGGTGTCCTGACGGATGATCTTGCGGTCAAATGGCAGCACGCGCTCGGTCACTCGGGGTCTCCTCTGGTGGTTGTCTCCACAGCGTATCGGGCGATCGTGCGGACCCCTAGACTTTCCCGCCCTAGTCGGGTATCTTTGAGCGTGTAGGCGGGACCGACCCGCCGGAGATGGAGTCAAGATCATGGGAACCCCCGCCTTCGCCGCCACGACCGTCCGGCCCGCGACGCGCATCAACGCCACCGACGGCCAGCTCAACTACATCAAGGACTTGCTCGCCGGTCGCGAATGGAATGACTCGAACCTCGCACAGGCCAAGTACGTCAGCCGGTGCGCCGTCCTCAACATGGTCATCACCTGGGCCTACGCCCCGATGGCCGACGAGACCCCGGCGGAGATCAGCCGCGTCATCAACGGTGTCGTCGGACGCGGTGCCCCGTACGGCGCTCGGGTCAACGCGCTGCTCGACCACATGGCCGAGGGCGGGACCGCCGCGCCGGGCTACGAGTTCGCCTACGCCCCGCTGACCAAGGCGGGCGCGAGCAAGCTGGTCGACTGGCTCAAGACGCTGCCCCGCAAGAACCGCCCGATCGAGACCCTGGGCCAGTGGGAAGAGGATGAGCGCCGCAACGACGTCGCGAGCATCGACGTCCCCGCCGGTCGGTACGCGGTCGAGACCGAGGATGGCGCGACCAACGCGCTCGCCTTCTACAAGGTCGACCGCCCGACCGAGGGACGCTGGGCCGGGTACGTGTTCGTCAAGCTGATGGTCTCCGACGACGAGCAGCGCCTCAGCCAGAAGGCAGGCCAGGCCGTACTGCAGAAGATCGCGGCTGCCGGACCCGCCGAGGCCTCCGCCCGGTACGGCCACGAGATCGGCGAGTGCGGTGTCTGCGGTCGGACCCTGACCAACGATGAGAGCCGGGCATACGGCATCGGGCCGGACTGCCGCAAAAAGCTCGGGTGGTAACCCGCCGGAGCTGCGAGAACAGAGACCCCGGCCTTGCCCTCGGGCGGGCCGGGGTCGACCCGTCAACACAGAGGAGAACACGATGAATCCCGAGACCCGCACGATGGGACTGGGCGAGACGATCACCGCCCACCGCGCCTACATGGGTCTGTCGCAGCGCGGCATGGCGTCGCGGCTCGCGTTCGATCGGCGCGACTACCAGCGCATCGAGAAGGGCGACAATATGTGCCCGGCGGGGTTCCTGGACAAGGTGACCGAGCTTGTCGACCAGTTCGACGCCGCCGTCGATTCGGTCCTGGAATATGCCGCGACCCACGGCGGTGAGGTCAACGTCGAGGTGCAGCGCGACCCGCGATGGGAGTGGGAGCGGAATGTGGCCTACCGCGCACATGTGATCGGCGCTGCCTCTACCCCTGCGACCCGTGTCGTGCTTACCCTTGTCGGGGAAGTGAGCGAGGAGGCGAGCTGATGCCCGCACGCAAGGTGCCCCGGTACTTGAGTCACGCGGAGGTCGCGCGGCGCATCGGTGTGAAGTCGCGCCGCAGCGTCTCGCTCGCCGAGCTGCCGCCGCATGACGTCGAGGTCGGCACGCACAAGGGTTGGAAGCCGGAGACCATCGACGCCTGGCACGCCGAGCGTCCCGGTCGAGGTTGGCACGGCGCAAGGCACCAGAGATGAAGCCGTGGCAGCTGTGGGTGCTCGCCGAGCCGATCAAGCACCCCGATCGCAAGGTCATCGTCTCGATGCCGCCGCAGCACCCGCAGAGGAGACCTCGGTGAGACTGCTGTTCGCTGGATTGCTGACACTACTCGCCGGGGTGATCTCCCATGAGCCGCAGTCGTGGGTCGTCGCCGTCGTCGGCGGGATGATGATCGGCACTGCGCTCTATCGGGACCAGATGCGTCTTGCTGCCCTGCGTGCCCGTGCAGAGGCCGCTACGCCTCCGCCCGCCCCGAGTGTCGCCGCCGAGCGGATCACCCGCGAGCGTTGGCGAGAGACCCGCGAACGGCGTGCGTCCTAAGCCGCGTCAACGTAGTCGAGCGAAGGGCTGAACAGGCGCGACCCGCTCAGTTCCTTCGCCGACTGCATCATCATCGCCACGCTGCGGTTGCTCGCGCCGGTCGCCGCCGTCCCGGTCGCGTCATTCCACGTGACCTCGCTGCCGCTCGGCGACAGCACCGGCTCGCCGTTCTTGATGAGGCTGTGGAGGTTTCCGGTCTGAGTGAGGCGGAAGGTGTCGTTCGGCCCGAAGCTCGCGATGTTCGGAGCCACCAGGACGTCGGCGGAGGCGACCCGGCGCACGATCGAGACCTGCGAGTTGCGGAAGTCGAGGCCGACTCCGCGAGCACCGGAGCCGTCGTTGGCGTACCGGCGGAACAGCTGCGTCACGTAGCCGGGGTCGCCCAGCTCCGCGATGCGGGTCTCAATGAAGCCGTCGTCGCCGGGCAGCACGGTCTCGTGCCGGACCCGAGAGACCTGCTTGTTCAGGCTCATCAGGCCGTCCGGCACCAGCATTCGCGCCGCGTTGCCGACGCTGCCGATGACGAAGCACACGCCCTCGAACACGCCACCGGTCGGCTTGAACTCGCCGCAGGAGAGCACGCCGATGACCTCGCCCGCCGCGTTGACGACGTAGTTGAGCGGGTCGAGCAGGTTGCCCTCGACGTCGGGGAACAGGCCGATCAGCCGCCCGATCTCGGACACGACCGGAATCTGGCCGATGATGGATTCGATGTCGAACTCGCCGCTCAGCCAGTCGCCGAGGATCGGCCCGAAGATCGGGATGCCGTTGACGAGACCAATCAGGCCGTCCGGCGCGACCGACCCGCCCCACGCCCCGCAGTAAGCATCGACCAACGAGGTGCCCGCGTTGTTGACCAGCTTGCCGAGACCGTTGACGCCGCCCTCCACGTAGTCGACGGTCGTACCGATCGCGTTGCCGAGACCGTCGACCAGCGTGCCCGTGACGTCGAGACACAGCGCGCCGAGGTCGCCGGAGCGGAGTTCGTTGATCCACCGCTCCAAGATGCCGCCGAGGTCGAACCCGTCGTGGATGACCGAGCGGGACCAGATCAGCGTCGAGCCGCGCCTGATCTCGTTGATGGGCGTGGTGCCTCGGATGATCGAGGTGATGGGCGGTTCCGCGCCCCGGCGGAGGACAGGCGGCATCAGCTGATGTAGTAGTCGGTGTTGGGGTCAGGGGTCTCGATCAGCGCGTACTGGGCAGCGGTGAGGTAGACCCGCTTGGACTCGACGGGGTTACCCGCCGCGTCGTACGCGGTGCACACGCCGGTCCCGGCCTGCAGGACTCCGACCGAGTGATCGGCGAGCGCGGCGCTGCCGACGCTCTTGGACTCGTAGTTGATGGCCTTGACGCCGCCCTCGGCGATGATGGTCGAGTCGACCGCGCCCGGCTTGATCTTCTCTTTGGAGACCGCTTGCGCGTGCAGCTTGGCCTCGGTGATGGTGCCGTCCGGCGGGATGCCGGGGGCAATCTCCTCGATCTCGGCGATCATCTCATCGTCAAGTTTCGAGCCGACCGGCTGCGCGGTGTCCATCATGACGTTGGCGATGGTCATACGGGCAGGATAACGGCTCAGCCGCCGCTCGCGTTGACAGCGGACATGAACGCATCGAACGAGGCCTCAATTTCGGCCTCCTCGAACCCGGCGGGTTGCGGCTGCCAGCCGTCGCCGTTGATGATGCGGGCGGTCGGGTCCGGCGCATAGAGCTTGTTGTAGAACGCGCTGATCTTGGCCTTGGCCTCGATCTCTTTGGTGGCCCCGTGGACCGCCGATTCGAGGCCCATCGCCTCGATCACGTCGAGCACCGCGTGCATCGACGGCATCGCCATCGGGTCGGCGATGCCCTTGTCGTGCAGGCGGCTCCGCAGCGCCCGCCAGTTGTGCGCCGCCATCAACGCGAGGTTGATGACGGCTAGGTAGGGCGGGCGGTACCCGCCGTCGCAATCGCGCGGGAGACTCGCAGCATGGCGTCCGGCGGCACGTCCTCATCGGGGTCGAGCATCCGCGCCAGCAGCGCCTCATACTCGCCCTCGGCGAGGTGGTTCTGGACGAACAGGTTCAGGTACCCGAGGCGGTTGATCTCGGAGACCTTGGGGCTGGCCGCGCTGCTCAGCGCCGGTATCGCATTGGGCAGCGGTCGCCGGGCGTGAATCACGCCGACGTCGGCCACCTCGATCTCATGGAAGGGTCCGGCGTTCGGCGGTGAGGCCTCCGCGTCGGCTTCGCAGTCGACGTACCCGGCAGGCGGCTCAAAGCCCATTGGTCAATCTCCGAGGCATGTCCTCAGATTACCGGCACCGCGAACAGATCGAGCCGCGTTGCGCCGCTGGTGTAGCTGGAATCGCTGCCCGAGGTGCCGCCGTCGATGCTGGTCGTTTCCCACTGCTGCGAGATGAACCGCACCTCGACCCGCGCGGTGATCAGGTCGCCCGGCTCGATCACCGGCCACCCGGCCCGCTCCGGCGCGAGCGGGAACGTCACGCTGTTCATGCGTTCCTCGATAATCCCGAACTCGGTACCGACGGCGAGCGTGCCGCCGCGCCCCATGTCCGCGCCGCACCCCACCCGGCTCGCGATCTCCAAGGGTCCGGCGTCGCCGGGCGCGTTGAGCTTGTACCCCGAGGTCACCTGCAGGTACCCGACCGAGCGCGCCTGCAGCGTCACCCGGCACCCGCCGCGCGTGATCAGGCCGTAGCAGTGCTGAGGGATCGGGCTGTTGTTCTGCCACGGCAGCTGCAACTTGTGCAGCAGGTCGTTCTTGTTGATGCCGCCGATGGGCGCGTAGCTGCCCGTCTTGGAGGCTGCCTCGATCGTGGCGACGTGCCGCCACTGCATCCACGGCTGCGGAGCGATCGAGCCGTCAGGCCTGATCTCAAAGTGATCGGAGTTGATCGGAGCTGTCATAGCGAACCCACCGGCCATCCGAGCGCCACCAGGCGCGTCCAACGTGCATAGGCCTCCCAGCGCGGCGTGACGTCGGAGTTGGTGCCGGGCGAGACCCACGTGCCCGGCGTCTGGACCGAAGCGATGTAGCGGAAGTGGAAGCCTTGACCTTGCGGGACTAGGCCCACAGGCACCCACGTCTGGCTGTCGTCGCCGTCGAGAAAATACCGCCCGAACTTGATGTCGTCCGGCGCGACCTCGGCGCGGTCGATCTGCAGCCGACCGCCGAACGTGTCCTGTGCGACGCTCGGGTAGTCGGCGCTCGGAGCCACGCCGACGCGCTTGGTCCACGCATCGTGAATCACGACCGTCGAGGGCGACTGCGCGATGATCGTGCGCGGTGCGCGGTGCACCAGCACGAACACGATCTGGTCGCCCGCGTCATCGTTGTGCCACGTCACGTCGCCGTCGATCATCGTCACCGGGTCCGGCGACAACTTGATCTCGCCGTCTTTCTGCGATTCGAGGAACTGCTCGCTCAAGACGCGCGGCAGCCAGCCGCGCCGGACGCCGATGCCGTTGACGTTGCTGAGCATGTACTCCGAGGTGCAGAGCTTGAGACTCATCCGATCACCCGCTTGCTCGGCTCGGGGAAAGCGTGGACCGCGATGCGGGCATAACCGGCCTCCGCCTCGTGGCTGGGAGCGTTCTTGTTGGCGTTGTTGGAGAACGGAGGCGGTGTCCACACGTACGCCCGGTAGGCGAGGTTGAACCGCTGCCCCGGCTCGACCGGACCCAGCCACTCGTCGGAGGTGTTAGTACCCCACCAGTGCCAGAACTTGCCGGGGTTGGGTTCGGCGACCGTGTTGGTGCCGATGTCCCCGGCGGAGCCGGTCTGCGAGTTGAAGATGCCCGAAACCACCGGCACCTCGGGGTCGGTGTCGATCGCGCTCGACCACCGATCACGGAACTGCACCGCGTTCGGGTTCGAGGTGATCCACCGCCGGAACCGCCGCGTCACCTGCACCCGAACCATGTGGTCGACCGGCGTGTCGTTGAGCCAACTGCCCGACCAGTTGATCAGCAGCCGCGCGCTCTCCAAGCTGTCCGTCTTGAGCAGCTTGGTCGTGTCGCCGCCGCTCTGAGCGATCTCATCGAGCACGTTGCGAGGCACCGACCACGGGGCGAGGTTGAGTTCTCCCGCGTCGGTGACCAGCAGGTGCTCGGCGACGCAAACGGTGGGCGTGGTCACGCGCTCAGCTTAAGTGGTCGCGGTCCAGATGCGGGCCGGAGCGGTCGCCAGCTGGAAGTCCTTCGCGTACTTGTTGTCCCGGTTGGCCTCGACCAGCGTCTTGAGCGCGGCGCGTGCATCGACCTCGCCGCCGGGCAGGACCGTCAGCGCCGACTGCCAATTGGCCGGGTCGGCGAGCACCTGGTCCACGACCTCCTCGCGCGCCGCCACCGCCGCCTCGTAGGCCTCAAGGTCGGCCACGTACTGGTCCTGCAGTTGTTGCTGCAACGGCGTCAGCTCCGGCGGGATCGGGTTGCCGGTCTGCGGGTCATAGGTCGGCAGCGGCAGCTCGGGCCGGGCCGGGCGCTCCGGCGGGTCGGGCACGGTGCCGTCGTCGGGCAGCGTCGCCACTTGCCAGATCACGGCCCACTCGTAGTCGGTGCCCTGCGGTGTCGGGGTGCTCATCGGGTCTCCTATGCAGCGATCGGGCTGAATGCCAGCGTATCGGTCGCGATGCGGATGATGTCGCCGGAGACACCGCCCTTGGTCACCGAGGCCGCTGCGGTCCACAGGCAGTTGCCGCCTGTCGGCGCGTCCCAGAACGACACGTGACTGATGTTCTCGGTCGCGTTGAGGGTCCACTCAGGGGTCGTGTTGGCCGACATGCTGCCGGACGCCGCTGCGGCAAACGAGAGGGCAAGACGGGTGGTCTGAGCGCTGGCGTTCGCCGCTCCGGTCGCGCCGGGGTCGCCGAGATGCGCCTTGGCGTAGACCACTGCAGGCGGCGTGTACGCGACGTTGCGGCCAACGTGGTCGAGCAGCTTGTTGGCGAGGTACGCGGTGATGCCTACGGTCACGGGTCTGATCCTCTCACTCGATGGTGATGTTACTGGCGCGCCATGTAGGAGGCCTGACCCCGCGCGCCCGCGCCGCCAGCGGCGAACGTCGAGATTCCGCCGCCTCCGCCGCCGCCGGGCGCGGCTCCGGTCTGGCTGTTCTGGACCTCGCCGCCGCCCGTCATCGTCAGGCTGCCTTGGGTCCGGTTGCCGGGCGACTTGCCGGTGAAGTCGAGCGCTGCCGACGTCGCCCCGGCTCCGCCCGTCCCGGTGAGCGTGGGCGCGCCCGTGCAGACCGAGGTCGTGGAGCCGCCGTTGCCGCCGTTGCCGCCGGAGGATGACCCGGCGGTGCCGCCGGTCCCGATCGTGCCGGAGCACTGCGTGACCGAGTAGTCGATGCCGCCCGGCCCGCGCGTGATCGTGTCGGAGGCGTAGTTGCCGCCCGCTCCGCCGTTGCCCCACGTGCAGCAGATGCCGAGACCTTTGCCGCCGCCTCCGCCGCCGAGCACGATGCGGTCGATGATCTCGCAGTTGCGCGGGAACACGTACGTGTATGCCCCGGTCGTCGTCCGATCGGCCTGCACGGGTAGACCGGTCGGCGGGAACGCGAACGTCGCTCCTGCGGCAAGCGAGACCGCAGCGAGATAGGCCTCATCGAACCGCTTGGCGAGAGCAGCGGAGCCGAGCAGCGACAGCGCCCGACTCACCCCGAGCTGTGCGACCTTCGTCAGACCGGTCGTCGCCGTGAGGCTCCATTGCGACGACACGCTCAGCGGCCCAACACGATCGAGCGCGACGACGCCGGACAGCGCGAGGCTCAGCGTCGCGTCGACCGTCCGTGCCTTCGCAAGGCTCACCGTCGAGTTGAGGTTGAGGGTTGCCGCCGTCAGCGGCATGTCCGCGACCCGCATGAGGTCGAGCGCCCGGTTGACGGTAACGGTCTGCGTCAGGTCGAGCCGGGCGATCTTCTGCAGGGCCAGCGGGTTCGACCAGACCACCTCGGTCGCGAGATCGAACCACCTCATCGCGATCAGCTCGGTCGACCGGCCCACGGTGATCTCGCGGGAGACGTCGAGCGTGCCGATCTTCGTCAGGTCGACCACGCGCCCGGCTAGAAACGTCGTCTGCAGGGCGAAGGCCTTCGTGTGCGCGATCTCGACCTGCGACGTGACCGCGACGTTCAGCGCCGCGTCGAGCGGGGCGATTCGGGCCAGAGCGATTGCGCGGGCGAGCGTGATCTGCTGAGCGAGGTCGAGGCCTCCGAGCGTGCCCAGCTCGACCGTGCGGATGACGTTGAGGGTCTGTGCGACGGCGATCTTGGCGAGCTTCTGCAGGGCCACGCTGCGGGTCACCGCGACGTCGAGCACGACGCCGAGGCCGGACAACGTAGCCAGCTCGACGTGCGAGACCTGATGGACGCTGAGCGCGCCGTCGATGCCGAGTACGGCCCACCAGCCGACCATCGGCGTCGGGGTGCCCGGCTCCGGCGCGTCCTGGAACCAGCCGGGAATCTGCACACCGGCCAGGCCCGGCGGCAACTGGAACCATCCGGCCATCAGACCTCCCGAAGCCGGATGATGACACGCCCGTCGCCGCCCTTGCCACCGGCCAGGCCGACAAAGAACAGCGACCCGCCGCCCTCGCCGCCGCCGCCCGGCGCGGAGCCGTCCTGCCCCGCGCTCGAACTCGACCCCGAGGTGCCGCCGGGACCGCCGGGGTACGTCTTGCCGCCGATCGTGATCGGACCGGCAGCCTGGCCGTCTTGAGCGCCCGTGTTGCCGGTCGCGCCGAGCACGTTGTGGCCGAGCTGCGTGCAGGTCGTGTTGCCGCCGTTGGCCCCGTTGGACGCTCCGCCCGCGCCGACGTTGCCGGACAGCGTGCCGCCGATCGCGATCTCAGTGCCGACGGTGAGGGTCTGGGAGTTGGTCGCCCCGGCGAGACCGCCGTTGCCCGCCGAGGTCGAGCCGCCGTTCGCGCCCGCCTTACCTCCGGCCCATTCGAGGATGTCGACCTTCCAGCCGTTCTGCGCCCAGGCCGGGCAGGTCCACGACCACGCCCCGGCTCCGAACGTCCATGTCTTGTCCTTGGGCACGGGGGTGTTGACCCAGGTCACCTCGGCGCGGGCGACGCCGCCGGAGCCGCCTGCGCCGCCGTTGTTCTGCGTGCCTGCGCCACCGTTCTGACCGGCGGTGTATCCGCCGCCGCCGCCACCGCCGCCGCCGGAGGCGTAGTGGTGCGCGTTGCCGGAGCCGTGGGCGGTGCCGCCCGTGCCGCCGTTGGTACCGCCGTTGGTGCCGAGGCCTCGGGTGCCGGGCGGTGAGGTGTTGGGCGCGTTGTCTCCGGTCCAGTCGGAGTCGCCGCCGTCGGCCCCGCCTGCACCGGCACCGTCGGAGTTCTGGCCCCGGTTGCCGCCGTTGGATGCTCGCGGGCTGTAGTAGTCGGCGGTCAGGCCCGACACCGAGGCGGTGCCGCCGTTGGTGCCGCTGGCGGAGTTGGCGACCAGATCGACACCGCCGGACAGGAACCGATTGACCGCCCCGTAGAGCAGGGACCAGTCGGTGCCCATGTCCTCGACGTAGACGAATATCTGGTGGACGTGCCCGCCGCCACCGCCGCCGTTACCGCCTGCAGCGTGGCCCGACGACTGCGTGCTGTCGTCGTGACCGCCGGTCCCGCCGTTGGCACCCCTGCCCCACAGCTCAATCCACGCGCCGGTCGCGCCGGGCGGGATCGCAGCAGCGGAGACATTCGAGTTGATGACCGAATAGGGGAACTCGATCGGAGGCCAAACAAGGTCGGACCCGATATACACCTTGTCGTAGTCGTCGGCCTCGCTGGTGCTGAGAATATCGTCAATTGGAGCGTCGCCGATATAAATAGGCACGGGTCAATCCTTGACGACGTAAATGGTGTTGGGGTTCTTGGAAACAATGGCGGCGTACTGCGCTGCGGTGCCCTTCCAGATGTTCAGGTTGGTCAGACCGGCAGCGGTGTAACCGGCGACGACGCCGGACCCGGCGCTGGACCCGCCGTCGTACATCGACCACGTGCTGATCTTGCCGGTGTCGTAGTTGCTACCCTTCTCGACGCCGAGACCGCAGTACCGGTTATTCGGGCCATAGATCGAGACCGGCGCGGAATCGGTCGTGCTGAGCACCTTTGTGCCGTTAATGCGGGTCTCGAAATAGCGCGGCTCGGCGACCGTTCCGCCTTTGAAACTCACCGCGCAGCCGCCGGTCAGAATATCGCTCTGTGAAAGCGTCGGACCCATTTGTGTGAATGCGCCGGAGTTGTAGCTGTAGAACCGCGCCTCGTCCCACGCGAGGCGGAGCAGCACCATGCTCGACCCGTCATTGTTGGACCGACCGATCAGGTACAGATAGTTCGCGCCGTCCGCGCCGAACCACCCGTGCGACGGCACCTGCGGGAGCACGAACGTCACCTCGAACAGGTCGGTCTGCAGTGGCCCGCCGTTGAACAGGTAGAACTCGCGCCCGGCGCTCGACCCCGACCAGACCAGCTGCCCGCCGGAGGTGATGAGCGAGCCGGAGCCGATGTCGTTGACCTTCGTGAAGTTGGACGGCGGAGCCGCCGCGTCCACGAACTCGCCGAAGTTGACGACCTCCGACGACGCCGCCGGGTCGAGGCCTGCCACCTGAGCCTGCAGGTTGGTGACCGCCGCGTTGGCTCCGGCGGTCGCGTTGCGGAGACCGGCGAGCTGATTGATCATGTCGGCGAACCCGAACCCGCTGCCCACGAGGTTGCCCGCGCCGGAGATCACCGAGTCAATCGCCTGCTGAATCGCGTCGTCAATGTTGGACGCGCCGTCGATGGCCGATTGGACCGCCGAGGCCGGGATGGCGAGCAGTGCGGAGATGACGTTCTCGTTGGTCGCTCCGCCGGGCGGGACGGCTCCGGTGAGCGCTTGCACGATCGCGTCGCGGAGCGCCTGCCCGCCCTCCTCAAGAGCGTCGACCAGGCCCGTGATGCGCTCCTTGGCGATCATCGGGATGTTGGCGATGTTGCCGAGCTTGGAAGCGTCGAACACGCCGGTCAGCGGGTTGAGCGCCTGCAGCCGGGTCACGACGTCGGTCAGCTGGCCGTCGCCGGAGCCGACGACGAACCCGCCGATCGCGTCGAGCAGGTCGCCGAACTCCTCGATACGGGACTGAATGCCGGACCAGATCGAGCTGATGGCCGCGACCAGACCCGTGACGTAGCTCTGTGGGAGCGTGCCCGTCTTGCGAGCCGCCGCGTCATCGAACTTGACGGTGCCGCCGGTCGCCGCCGCCGTCACGGTCAGCTCGACCACGATGTACGCCGCATCCTCCGGCGGTGCCCAATCCTCGACGTGCAGCCGCATCCCCCACCCGTCGGTACCGGCGCTGTCGCCCGCCTCGCCGACCGAGAACACGACCGCCGGAGCGCCGTTGATCAGCACGTCGTCGGCCCGGTAGCTCGAAATGGCGAGCTTGATGGGCGTGGCCCCGCTGATGGTCAGGCCGATCCACTTGGCGTAGACCTCGATGTCGAACCGGTCGTCGGTCTCGACCTCGATGGCGTTGGAGTGGATGACGTGCGTGAACCCGTCGGCCATCGTGTACGCGCAGCCGGGCCGGTCGCGACCGTCGGCTTCGTCGTAGTCCCAGTCAGGGAACCCGAGCAGCGAGGCCTCGTCATCGAACGACCCGTCGATGAGCAAGTTGGGGTTGACGGGGCGGATGTGACTCAGGGGAATGAGCGGCAGCCGGTTCGAGGTGATCGGCGCGCCGAGTTCGAGCTTGAAGAAATTCGCCAGCGCGGTCAGCGCGTTGACCGGATTCATGATGCCGGTGAGCTGCGAGTACAGCGCAGCCCACACAGATTCGAGGTCGATACCTCCGCCGCCGTCGATGCCGTCGAGCGCAGTGTTCAGCTGCTCGGTCGTCACCAGGCCCGACAAGTCCACCTTGGCCGGGGCGATCTCGGTCGCACCCTCGCCGTCGATCAACACCGTCTGGCCGGGGCGCATCGCCCTCAGCGCCCCGCTCACCGGGTCGGTCGAGAGAGTCCACGGGCCGACGCGGACGGTGCGCGCGTTCTCCAAGGCGCGCACCCGGTCGTTGAGTTCGACCATCAGCTCGCCGTCAGTGCGCGGTGCCCGGCCCGGCGCGATCACGCTCACGAGGTCTGCCCCGGCAGCAGTTGGCCTCCGAGGGTCCGGTTGGTGCCCTCGGTGTCGGTCAGCTCGGGAACGTCCACCACCTGCGTCATAGTGACCTTGACGGTAGCGGACCCCGCCGCCCGGTCGACAGTGACGGACTCAAGTCGCATCTCCTGTTGGACGCCTTGGGCAGTGATCCAATACCGCGTGCTCGGGATCAGCTCGTCAATCGAGACCGGCGCGCTCGGGTGCAGCACGGTCCCGCTCGGCAGGTCGAGATCGGCCCGCACCTGCGACGTCTGCCGGAGGTACTGGCGAGCCGCGCGGGCGACGTTGGAGACGTCGCTGATGTTGTCGAGGTTGACGATGGTCTCAAGGTTCGCCCCCGCCAGCGGCACCCGGTCCCGAACCTCATCGCCCGGCACCCGCACCAGCACGTCGTTGAACACCTGCGAGCCGTCGCGGATGATGCTGATGCCGTCGCCGATGAAGTCGGACTCACCGAGCATCGCGATGGCGTTGCGCGGAGCCGGGCCGAGGATCGGCGCGCCGGACACGCACGTGTAGGTCAGCCCGAGGTTGACCAGTTCCTTGACCGTCTGGTCGAGCATCTGTTCGTCGGCGACGCAATGGAAGTCGTACCGGTCGCCCTCGGGGTCGGTGAGGATGATCGGGTTGAGGTCGAGGCCTTGCCGTTCGGCCATCGGTCGCCACAGCTCGCCCGCGACCCACGCCGGGTCCGCAGCGTCCCACCGCTTCGTGATCGGCGTGCGGGTCCGGCTGAGATAGACGTTGGTGTCTCGGGCGCTGATCTGCACGCCGCGCCGGTTGGCGACCGACTTGAACACCGGACCCTTCCACAGCAGCTTGTCGCGGTCGCCGTCCCACACGGTCACCCAGTGAAGCCACGGCTGAATCGCGGGCACCCGGTCGGGGTCGCCGATCGGCGGAGCCGTCAGGTCGAACGTCGAGACGTTGGCCGAGTCGCGCGACCAGTTGAACGTCTCCTGGTCACTCGCGCGGAACTCGTAAAGGGTTGCGCCGCCCTTAGTCTGCAGGGCGACGATCTGGTTGTCGGTGATGACGCGGTGCTGGTCGTCGGCCATGTCAGGCCTCGCGATCGGCCAGGCTCATCTCCACCTCGAACTCGGCATCGCCGGGCGCGGTGACGATGAACTCCCAAGCCTGAGAGCGGTCGATGATCGGTGGCTGCCACGGCGCGCCGGACGGGGTGCCGACGATGCCCCACGGGCGGTGTTTCCGACCGCCGTACCGCGCCCAGTACCGTCCGCTCACCGCGTCGAGGTGCAGTTCGCCGCCGGGCGGGAGACCGGCCACCTGAATCGGGAACTGCTCGCCCTTGCAGGCCGGGTTGGTCTCGGCGAGCCGCCAGTGGCCCTGCAGGGTGAGCTGCCGCTCGCCGACGTTGCGGATGGTGACGCTCGCCGCCGTCTCGCGGCACCGGTACGGAGCCGAGAACACGGGCACGCTGTAGCGGTGCCGGTCGAGGAGACCGACCGGCAGGCACCCGCCGCAGTTGGGAGGCGGCGAGGTGATGACGTCGATGGTCTCGATGGTGCAGGTGTCGGAGAACAGGATGGGCATCGCCGCGCAGTCGGCGGGTTCCTCGCAGTCCGCGCCGTGGACCCACTGAATCGGCTGCGTCACGACCTCATCCCACGCCACGTCGAGGTCGATCTGCGGGAGGTAGGCGTACGGCTGGCTGACCCCAAGTTCCCACGTTACCCGGTAGACGGTCGCCTGCTGGTTGGTGCGCGAGCCGCCCGCGAACGACGCGGTGATCTGCGGTTCCTTGGTCAGCACGACCCCGTGCACCTCGCGGATGAGGGTCTGGGGGTCGACGGCGGAGTGGCCGGGGTGCGCGGCGAGGTACCGCAGCGTCGAGTCGTCGCGGTCGACGGTCTCGCGGAGGCGGCACGCGAGCCACTGCAGACCGTATTGCAGACCGGCGGAGGTGCACGCGATCAGCAGCGCATCGAACGACACGGCGCGGCTGGTGTCGCGGTGCGGGCCGGGAACGCCGCCCGGTCCAGCCATCTCGGTCATCGGTCGGCTGACCGGCGTCGGCCCGAGACCCTTCACGTCCATGACCCAGATGCCGCCGAACTCGCCCGACTCCGGCGCTCGCGTCGTGTACCACGGGGCCAGCTCGGGTCGATAGATGCCGTCATCCACGAGCGACTTGAGGCCGGGCCAGGTGTCGTCGTAGCCGATTTCGAGGCGGCAGCCAAAGCACATGTTCTCGCTCGACCAGCAATCGCCGACCACCCCGAGACCCGGCCCGTACAGGCGCGTGCCGTCCGGCGGGGTGTAGAGCAATCGGCCCGGCCCGATCGGGGTCTGGCTGGGAGCGACGGCGCTGAGCAACCGGCCCGGCTCGATCGGCGTCAGCGAGCAGTCGCCCGCCTCCTCGAACATGCCCACGTCGGAGGTCGGAGCCTCGATGCCGAGGTGCGCCGCGACACGCGAGCTATTCGCGATCTCGACCCCGTTGAGGGCGAAGTAGCCGCGAAACGTCACCGGGGTCTCCTCAGCTAAGCATCTTGAGCAGGCGGTTCTCGACCTGCTCGGCAGTTTCCCGCCCACCGATCACTGTAATTGGAGCATGGACCGTCTTGTTGCCGCCGGAGCCGAACCCGCCGCGTTCGAGCGCGGAGACAAACCGGCTGAACAGGTCGGTCTCGACCGGCGACAGCACCAGTTCGTCGTCCATCGTCGCCTTGGGCAGGTAGCCGACGCCCTTCGCCATGCCGCCCTGATCGAACGGGAACAGGCTGTCGCCGGGGATCATCGTCGCCGCCCCGCCGAGCGCACCGCCGCCCAGCAGGCCGGTGAAAATGCCGAGGATGGATCCCAAAATGCCGCTGATCGGGTCAAAGATCGAGGCCAGTGCCCCGCCCGAGAAGATGCCCGTCATGAGGTCGGGGAACGTCGACTGCAGGCCTTGCGCCACGACGTCGATCAGGGTCTCAGAGATTGCCAGCGCGAAGTCGGTCCCGACCTCGGCAGCGATGTCGACACCGGCCTGACCCGCCGAGGAGATCAGCGAGGAGACGATGCCGCCCGCGCCGGGTGCCTGCGTGTTGACGGCTGCCCCGGCTGCCGACGCTCCGGCCTGGATCGCGGAGTTGGCGACCGCCTTGGCGATCGGCACGATGACCTTCTCGATCAGGTACTTGATGATGGCCTGGATGACGATCTTGAGGATGCGGATGCGCTCGGCGGCAGCGGTCTCCTCGGAGGTGGACGACCGCTCGATCAGACCCGAGGTGTCGTTGAGCAACCGGCCCTGAGCGTCGAACGCCTTGAACGCATCGCCACGGAACCCACGGAAGTCGTCGGTCATCTCGTTGAGCGTGTCGCGCACCTCGATCTCGACGCCGATCACCTTGAGCAGCACGCGCACGAGGAGGTTGACGATGGTCGAGATGATCGGCACCTCGGAGACCCCGAAGAACTCCGCGCCCACGGTGTCATTGCCGATGACGCCGCCGCCCGTCGCGAAATGGCGCACGCCGCCGGTCATCAGCGCCGACCGGAACCGCTCGACCGCCGCGTGGCCTCCCATGCGGGCGACCTCGGCGGAGGTGAACACATGCTCGTTCGGCATGAGCAACGCCGGTACGGAGTCCTTGCCGGGGATGCCGCCGTAGACGGGACCGCCGGACGCGAACAGCGCGCCCGCCGCGTTCGTGATCGGCGAGGCCGCGTCACCGCCCACGCTGCCCGCGCCGGAGCTGTCGACGGGCAGCGAGGCGACCGCGCTGCTCACCGCGTCGGCGATCGGCGGAGCCGCCGCGTTGCCCATCGCGGTGCCGATCGCGTTGGACACGGAGTCCTTGAGCGATTCGAGCGCGGACTGCACGCCGCTCTTGACGATCGGTTCGAGCGCGGATTCTTGCAGCTTCTCGTTGGTCTGCTCGATGACGTCGACCATCTGGTCGCGCATCGCCTGCAGCTGAGCGTTGAGCGAGGTGAACGTGCGGTCGATGAGACCGGCGGTGTCGGAGAACAGCCGTCCGCTCGCGTCGTACCCCGGCCCGCCGTTGGTGGTTAGTTCGCCCGCGTTGCCGCCCTCGCGGGTGAAGTCCTCGACGTTGAGACCGAGAGCCTTCGCGAGGGCGAGCGGGTTGCCCTCTTTGACGAGAGTGTTGAGCGCGGCGTAGCTCGCGCCCTCTTTGTTCCACGGCTCCTGGCCCAGCCCGCCGATCGCGCTGAGCACGTCGCCGGAGACGTTGGCCGCGACGCCGCCCGCCGCTCCGAGACCGGCTTCGGCCATTTTGCCGCCCAGGAGGCCCGCCAAGCCGCCTTGACCCTGCCCCGGCCAGTTGGTGACGTAGACCGGCGTTGCGCCGCCCGTGGCGGCACCTGGCAGCCCGCCCGACCCCATAGAGGCCGTGTATCCCGCACCGAGCGGCACGCCGTTGATCGGCAGGCTCATGATGTTCGGCATTCCCGCCGCGCCCTTGGCGTTGCCGCCGTAGGTCGCGCCCTGGCCGGTCCCGCCGCCGGACTCGAAATTGACCCCGTTCGGCAGGGTCGCCCGCATGTGCCCGGCGTCCCAGCCGATCTGCAGCGCGCCGGGCACCGCGCCCGACACCGCGCCGAGGCTCGACAGCACCGACCCCGCGTCAGCGGTGCTGAACAGCCGGGCCGACGTCGCCTGGCCCTTCGTGATGATCTCGACCAGATCGGAGACCGCGCCGGAGCAGTCGGACAGACCGCTGGCGAGGTCGGACGCACCCCATTCGTACTTGCCGCCGGAGAACCGCTGCGCATACGCGCTGATCGGGTCCATTGCCCCGGCGGGCAGAGCCGTGAGCGGGATGCCGGTCGTGCCCGCCGTCGAGGCGCTGCCGCGTGCGAGGCCGGTGTTGGGGTCGATACCGGCCTGCTTCATCAGGGTCTCGCGGTACCGCTGCAGCGACTTGATGAGCGAGCTGTTCTGCTCGGTGAGGGTGCCCGCGTACGGGGTCGGCCCGAGCGTCGCCCCGACCAGGTTGGCGATCTCGTCGTCGGACAGCCCGCCCTTTTTCTTGTTCCGCGCGGAGGTGAGCGCGGTGATGACGGGATCGTTGGCGTTGAGGCCGAGACCCTGCACGTCGGCGAGGTTGCCGGAGCGGGCAAAGGCCTGCAGCGCGGCCATCGCCTTGGAGTAGTCCATCGACATCGGAACGCCGCCGGGGAGCACGCCCGCCGTCGCCGCCTGCAGCGTCGGGTCGGTGCCAATCCACTTCTCGGGGTCGCCGCCGAGCGCGGAGATTGCCGCCGCTGCCATCTCGTACGCCGGGTCGCCCCGTTTCTTGAGCGGAGTGCCGAACGGGCCGAGGCCTCCGCCGGTCGCGTTGGTCGCCGCCTTGGCAGCCGTGGCCGTGTTGGAGGCGGTCGCCGCGATCGGATTCGCCGCTACGCCGCCCTTGCCGCCGAGCAAGTCCCTGATCTGAATCAGCACCGACAGCTCGGTCTCCGGCCCAGGAGGCGGGCCGGGCAGCGCACCGCTGCCGGTATGGACGCCGCCGTCGGCGTAGAAGCGCTTGCTCAGCCCGCTGCGGAACCGGCTGTTGAGCGCGTAGACGCCAGCGGGACCGCCGAGGCCGCGCACGGCCTCGGGGATCAGCACGCCCTCGCCGGGTGCGAGCACCGCGTTCACGATGTCGCGGCCCGGCGCGTAGCCGGGGATCACCATGCCGTCGGCTCCGCCGGGGATGGCGAACGGGTTGCTGCCCGGCGGCATGACGATCGGGTTCTGCTTGGAGCCGGGCGGAGCGACCGGCACGTTGGGCAGCGCCGGGGTGCCCGCGAACAACTGCTTGTACGCATCGCCCAGCGTGCCGAGCTTGTTGAGCGTGTCGAGGTACTGCTGCTCGCTGATCTGGACGTTGATGGTGCCGTCGCGGTTCTGCTGAATCTGCACGCCGAGCGCCTTGAGCTGGTCGAGCACCTGCTGGCTGAGCGGAGCCGCGAGGTGGATCGTGCCGTCGCGGTTGAGGTCGATCTGGGCACCGATCTGCTTGAGGATGTCGAACACGGCCTGACCGCCGGGCATCGACACGTTGATCGGGATGTCGTGCGGGACGGCGGCGAAAGCGTTCTGCACGCCGACCCCGGCTTGAGCGATGCCGCCGAACATGTCGGACAGCTGTTGGAGCAGCGGAGCCGCCGTGGCCGCGTTGCTCGCCGCGCCGAGGGTCGCGTCACGGATCGAGGCGAGCTGCGCCGCCGCGATCTGGCCCGCCGGACCCATCTGGTTGAGCCGGGCGGTGAGCGCGTCGAACTGGCCCTGGCTGCCGGTGATGGTCTGGGCCATCTGCTCGGTCGTCATGCCGACGTCGCCGAGCGCGGAGGCGATGCCCTTGAGCGTGTTCTCGTCGTACGCTCCGGCGAGCCGGTCGGGAATGTTGTTGATCTGGTCGCCGATTCCGGCGAGCGTGGCCGCGTCGATCTTGCCGCCGGACTCCGCGAGCGCGTCGTTGACGCCCTTGATGGCGGCAGCGTTCAGCTCCATCGCCTGATGGCTGCGTTCGTTCGCCGCCGCCAGTTTCTCGGTCGCCGCTGCGGCCTCCTCCTGTGCCCGCTTGTTGTCGGCGAGGAGGTAGTTGATACCCGCGATAGCCGTGCCGACCGCCGCGCCCGCTCCGGCACCGATAGCCGTGCCGATGCCGGGGATGACGGAGCCGATCGCGGCACCCGTCAGCGCACCGCCGCCGATGGTCGACGCCGCGCCCATGAGCTGGCTCGCGACGTCGTTCTTATCGGAGGTGAGCTGCGTGATCGTGCCGCCGCCGAGGAGACCGAGACCGGCGAGGCCGCGACTGGACCCGAGTGCGCCGATGGCGTTGCGGACGCCGCCGAGCTTGCCGCCCTTGCCCGCCTTCGCGGCCACCTTGTCGATGCCGCCCGCGATGCCGTCGAGGCCGGAGAGAATCGGCTTGAACACCCCGATGGTCTTCCAAGCCAGGAACCCGACCAGCACCGCGTGCAGCAAGCCGGGCATCGAGGTGAGCAGATCGGTCGTGACCTGCAGGAACGGGAGCAGGATGCCGCTCCACGTCTTGCTCGCCTGGTAGACCTCGATCAGCACCTCGCCGAGGTTCTTCAAGATCGGGAGCCACTGCTGGCCCTGTTCCTTGCCCTCGCGGAAGAACTCACGCATCGCGTTCTGGCCGGAGACCGAGCTGGTGAGCGCATGGAGCCTGTCGGTGGCGTCGTTGAGCCACTTGAGGAATCCACCCTGGTCAGCGCCGGAGGCCTTCGTGATGTCGGTGACGATCTTGACGAGGTTCAGGCCGGACTCCGCGAGCTGATGGAGGCCGGTGATGCCGTCGTTGATCCACTTGTTGAGCCGACCGTCGGAGTCGATCTTCGTGACCCACTTGTCGAACCGCTCAGCTCCGGCGGCGAGACCGTCGGCGAGCCGGGGCAGGACGTCCGTACCCCCGGCGGTGAGCGTCGCGATCGCGTGGACCAGCGGGTCGATAGCCTTGTTCATCCGGCTCTGGCCGTTGGCCGTGTTGCCGAGAATCCGATCCATCAGGCCCAGGTTGCGGTCGGAGCCGAGCGAGCCGGTCAGCGACTTGAGCGTGCCGTTCCAGCTGTCGGCGATCTTGCCGATGCCGTCGCCGACCCGAGGCAGCGCGCGGTCGGCGAGACCCTGCAGCTCGGAGTCGAACCCCTTGAGCATCCGCCCGGCGGTCGCCTTCTGCAGATCGAGCAGCGGACCGCGTACGAGACCCGAGACCGTCTTGGCGACCGCGACCGCCGCCGGGTCCAAGTCCTTCATCGCCTCGGCGGCTTTCTCCAAGTCCTTGGGGTCACCCGACTTCGCGGCCTCGTTGAGAGCCTTCACCGCGTCGCCGATGCCCTTGAACCCGATGACGGCGGTACCGACCGACGCCGCCGCTGCGCCATAGATGCCGGGCAGTGCGAGACCTGCCTGGCCGAGCTGCTGGACCGCGCCCACGACCTGCATCACAGCCGTCGTCGCGGCAGGGAGAGACCCGATGCCGAGCGCGGCGAGGTTGAGGCCTGCCGGTGAGGTGATGAAGCGGGAACCGCCGCCCTGGCCGGTGAACAGGTCGCCGAACCCGCGACTGCCGCCGCGCGGAGGTCCACCCCCGCCTCCGCCTCGGGGCGGGCCACCGCCGACCGGAGCCGCCGCGTTGCCGAGGCGGGCTGCGGTGTTCGCCTCCCACGCCGCCGTCTGCTTGACGAGCGCGCGGGTAATGGCGTTGATCTGCCGGGTGGTGACCTCGCCCGCCGCCTTCGTCTTGGCGGCTGTCTTGGTCTGCTGCTCGCCGACCTTCTCGACCGCCTCGGCGACCGTCTTGGCTCCGGCGGTCTGCGCCGCGCTCGACTTGTCGGCTGCGCGGCTGGTGGCGTCGTACTCGCGCTGGACCTTGTTGAGTTCGCGCTGAATCTCTGCCAGCGCCGGGGCGATTGCACGCCGAACCGCCTCACCCAGTCGGGCGCTCAGGTCGCTGGCGTCGATTTCGACGCCGAGCTTGATGTTCCCGGCGGAGGTCACCCGGTCAGGCTATCGCACGGGGTAGCGATTACCCCTGCTTGTCGCCCTTGTCCTCGGGCTGCAGCGAGGCCGTGACGATCGCGTTGAACAACTCGCCAACGGTGTCCACGGTGTAGTCCTCCTCGTCAGGGTCCATCAGCCGGGAGAACACCCGACCGTACGACTCCGGCGACAGGTGCCGCGCGATGAACAGGCCGGTGAGGTCGTTCTTGACGCCGATGTCGACGTATTTGCCCGAGGCGAGCGAGAACGCGGCGAGCGCCTGCCGGGTGGGGACGCGGATGCCGAGCTTGTCGCCCTTGAACTCAAGCCAGTCGTGGTCCCACTTCTCGATGGTCGAGACGTCGAGCCGGGGCGACAGCGCAATGGCGGTGCCGACCGCTTCCGGCTCGACCACCTCCGCCTTCACCGTGTCCCTCGGGTCATCCGCCGCGTCGGTCGCGAGATCGGCGATGACGCTGGCCGTGTCGTCGGTCTCGACGTCCACCACGTCGTCAACGTCGGCGGGCGGGTCGAGCTGAATGGACGGGTCCGGCTCCGCCTCGGGCAGCGAATGCGCCTTCTCCCGAGTGCCGTCAGCGTTGAACGTGGTCATGAGTCTCCCAAGGGTCCGAGGCCTACGGCGGCGACGATACCACCGACGTCGGGCTACACCCGGCTGATGTGCGGGTCGCGGGCGATGACCGCTTCGCCCGCGTTGCGCAGGAACGGGCGCGACCGGGTGCCAGGATGCCAGACCGACTTGCGGAAAATCTCGCGACCGTGCCACCAGAAGTGCAGCGCCTCGGCGCGCCGGGCCACGATGCGGTGAGGCCTCGACCCTTCATGCACCGCCGCTGCGTAGTCGGCGGTCGCCTCGACGCCGCCGTCAACGTGGAACGGGCGGTACCGCTGCGGCAGCTCACCGATCGAGCGACCGAGGTTGCCGGTGAGCACCGGTACTCGCGCCCGTCCCTCGGTCGCGATCTGGCGAGTGAGTGAGCGGTGCTTGCGCCGGAGGATCACGCCGGACTGCTGTTCCAGCCCGGCCTCGTTGATCTCGATTCGGGCGGTGACCCGTGCCATTACTCAGCCGCGACGGTCGGTTCCCAGGCATCCCATTCGGCGATGAGCTGGTCACGGTTCTTGCCCTCGGTGACGAATCCGCCAGGGTGCGAGGCCAGGAACTCCGCCCAATCGTCGCGGCTGGCGTTTCGAGCCGGGACGCCGAGCGCATCGCGGGCGATCTCCGCCTGTTCGTCGGCCTCGCGCTCGGAGTCGGTGCGTTCATCCACGATCACCGCGAACCCCTTGGCGACATACGCGCGAACGTCGGGGGTGTCCTGCACGGTCCGGCGCTCGCCTCGGGCGAGACCGGCTGCCGGGCTGATGCTTCCCTCGATCGTGATCTGGGCCATGTCTCGTCTCCTCACAGACTCGCGTAAATGACGCCGGTCCACGCGACCACGCCGCCCTCTGGACCATACGGGAGCAGGGTGTCGGTACCGACCTCGATACCGTCGGCGGTCAGCAGCTTCGCCGCCTTGCACAGCGCCAGCTCGATGCGATACGAGTCGCCGAGCGATCGGGTGGCCTCGGCGAGGTAGGTGTCCCAGCTCGGCAGCTCGGAGACGTCCACGCACCGGCCCACGCCGACCTGCAGCTGAATCACCCGGCTCAGCCCGCACGGCGTCGTGTCGATGGTCGGAGCCGGGAACGTCTGAGACCGGTACCGACGCTGCGCCAACACCCATAGGAACGGGATGTCGCAGCTCTGGCTCGCGTGCGAGTCCCACGCGGCGAGGGCAGGCCCGTCACCGGCAAAGAACCGCACGGGGGTCGGGTCGGCGGGCGGGACCGTGAAGGCCTCGCTCATCGACTGCATGACGGTCGCGACGACGTGCGCTGCGGGGTCGGCCATCAGCGCACCGTCGGGGCGGCGAGGAGGTGGTTCGGGTTAATCGCGGCCAGCCACATGTCGATCTCGGCGAGGCCGGTCTTGCCGTTGGCATAGATCACCGCCGGGTCATACACCCGATAGGTCACGCCCTGTCGCGAGGCGGTCGTGACGGTGCGCGGCAGTCGGCAGTTGCCGCCGCCCGCGATGGCGGTCAGGAACTCTTTGGCGAGCAGCGCGGTCAGCTCCGCGACGCCGCCGGGGACGGCCAGCCCGAGCTTGTAGGTGACGCCCCAGGTGCCGGTGTCGCCGAGCGGGCGGTTCAAGTCCTGCGTCGGCCACGGCGCGGTCAGCCGGTACAGCACGTTGCCTTCCAGCTTCCACTGCGCCGCGTCGAGCACGACCCCGTTGATCTCCACCAGGTCGACCTCGGCGACCGGGCCGGGCAGATGGGCCATGTTCGGGCCGGTCTCGCGGCACGGGCCGGAGCAGCCACACGGGAACGTGCGCCAGTAGTCGCCCTCCCAGCTGAGGACGTAGCTGGTGACGATGACGCCGCCGTAGCCGAACAGCTCATGCGGCATCGGGGACCGGCACGGGCGCACCGTCACCGTCCGCAGCCCGAACTGTCGCCCGCTCAATGCCCAGAGCACCTGAATCGCCAAGGCCTCCGCCGCGTCGCGCTCCGCGAGCGCCTTCACGTACTCGGCGCTCGGCGGGTCGCCCGGTTCTGGCAGCGCAGGGAGCAAGTTGCGCTCGACGGGCCACTCAAAGGTCACGCGCTCATCGTAACCCGGTCCAGTGCGCCCAGGTCGGAGGCTATAGACTTTCCCTCCTAAGTCGGGTAATATCATCTTTGTTGGAGGCGGGACCGACCCGCCGGGAGAGGACAAAATGACCGTCAGCCCGTTCACCCAGATGGAGATCGACCGCGAGTTCCGCACCGCCGCTGCTCACGGCGCTGCCGACCGCTACGAAATTCGCATCGCCCGCGTGCTGTTCGAGGTCAACGCAATCGAGCCTCGCCCGGCCAACGTCGCCCACGCGCTCGGTGCCGCCGCTCGCATCCTCGACTGCGGCAAGGTCATGCCCTCCCAGATTCGCCGCCTCTACGGCAACGGCGGGCTGACCTACGATCTGGTCACCAACGCGGTGCAGGCCTCCGCGTAACCCCTGAGACGACGAACCGCCCCGGTCGATGACCGGGGCGGTTTGCCGCTTCGCTGATCAGCCGAGCTTACGCCGCAGGCTGCGCAGGCGCGACGTCGGCGGGCGGCTCTGCCGCCGGACCGCCGTAGTAGTAATCCGGCGCGACGAACACGGTCGACGTCGCCAGCGGGACCGGCTGGCTGCCCTCGGTCGGCTCCGGCGGAGCGATCGGGGTGCGGAACACGGTGAGGTGTTCCTTCTTGGACGTCGGCACGAGCAGACGCGAGGCGGTACCGGTGCCGTCGTCCTGCACGTTGTACGGACCCTTGCCCCAGTTGGGCATCGCGATGGTCCGGCCCGTCAGGGTCAGGGTCGCGACGGTCGCGCCGATCGTGATGTCGCCCAGCGTCCACTCGGTGCCCGCGAACAGGAAGTACCCGTACTTGCGGCCCGAGCTGGTGTCGAGCAGCGCCGCGTCGGTCGTCGGAATCTCGCCGCAGTCGTCCTCCGACTTGCCCGAGGTCCAGACCTCAAGGGCAATGCCGTAGTCACTCTCGATCTCCTTCTGGTCGCGGAAACCGATGACCTCATCGTCCGCGTCCAGCAGGTTTTCCCAGCCGGTGAACATCGTGATCAGGCCGGGGTTGACGTTGCAGAGTTCCAGCGCCGGGGTGTACCAGCGACGCTCGGGCGCGGTGCGATCAGAGACGCATTCCTTGCCCTCGGCGTTGTCCTGCGTCAAGTCCTGAGCCTCGCGCATCACAGCGGTCAGACCCAAGGTCACGAAGCCGGAGGTCACGAGCCGGTTGCGAGGTCCAGCGATCGGCTTGCCACAGCTGTCGACCTTGGTGGCGCGGAGGCGCGTGCCCTTGACGAGCGGGAAGGTGGTCATGCTGACCTGCTCCTCTAGTTCGGTGGCGCGCACGCGCCGGGGTCGGTCTCCGAGGCTGGTACCACCGTATTCGATCGGCGTGCAGTCACAGGATGCCCGCGACCCCGCCGAGACCGAGCAGCCCGCCCCGGCGGTGAGGTCCACCGCCGATCGGCGGTATGGGCGGGCCGGTCGTGCGCTTCTGAATCGTCGGGCACTGGTCGAGCGTCGGGGCCACGTACCCGTCCCGGCACGAGACGTACGGTGCCTCGACGTGCGGAGCCGTCGGCCCGGCGAGCATCATCGTCGGAGCGTCGACCGAGGCGACGGGCGGAGTCATCGTGATCACCACGACGGTGATCAGCTCACTCCACATGTCGCCTGCGGCAAGGGGTGCTCACGACGGTCCTGTTCGAGCTGGTCGAGCCGCTTGCTGTCGGCGTCGAGCTTTTCGTTGATGCGGGCGGCGTGCTCGGAGTAGACCTGCGTCACGGCCTGGCCCCACGCGATGACCCGAGGGTCGTTCTGCGGCAGCTCGGCGATGTCCGGCGGGAGATTGACCAGCTGGCTCAACCACAGCGACGTCGCCCGCCCGTACTCCTGCATCAGGTCGCCCCGGTGCCGGAAAATGGCGTCGTTCTCGCTGGTGATCTTGGACCGGGCGGTGATGGCCTGCTGGAACTCGACCTGGCAGCGCCGGACGTCCTGGCTGAGCGACTTGTAGTGCTCCTCGGTCTGCGTGACCTGCAGCAACACGTAGCCGAGCACCGCGACGGTCAAAAATCCGCCCAGCCACACGCGGCTGATCGGGGCGGGATGCCGATGCCGCCCGCCGGGCAGCGGGTGATGCGCATCGGCGATCCTGCACTGAGCGTGCTGGAACACCTTCATGCCCGCGATGCCCGCCAACAGACCGATGGCGAACGGCATCGAGTACAGGAGGCTAAGCACGGAAGTCACCTGTCACCACCGCCCTCGAACGGTGGTGTCGGCAACTCGCCGGGGTGATCTCGCTCGGCGATCTCGCCCAGCGAGTCGGCCTTGGTCTCCGCGCGCTCGGCGACCTTCTTAGCCTCCACGGCGGTCTCCCGCACGTCAGCGTCGCGCTTCTGCTTGTCGGAGCCGATGGCGGTGAAGAACGCCCCGGCAGCGGTGCCGAGGAGGCCCACGAGATAGGCAGGCGGCTCACCGATGATGTCTGTCGTCACGGTGGCCGCGATGCAGACCAAGAGCAGGATGAACGTGAGCATCGTGTTTGATGCCCACGAACGGTGCCTTGGACCGTCCCACGGGTTCGTCACCGGACTTACGCCCGGTGGGAGACCACTTGGCCGCTGGAACCATCGACCGTGACCGTCTTGGCGGCTGCGGTAGCGATACCGAAAGCCTGAGCGACGGCGGCAGTGATCAAGGCCCAACGGACGTCCGTGACGATGCCGTAATACAGCAGCACCGACCCGCCGACGCCGAGGAACGCATACAGAGCCACGCGGGCCGGGGTGTAGGCGTAGATCAGGGCGAAGATCAGCGTCACCAGGCCGACGCCGAACTGGGTCCACAGCGCGGCCTCGTTGGCGTCGAGGAGGCCAAACGCCAACAGGAACATCACGCCGCCGGAGGCGATGCGATACCAGCCTTCGCGCCACGACGCGGGGATGAGCAGCTGCAGTCGACCTCGGAGGCCTCCCGCCGGTACGGGGTCATTACTGGTCATTACACCTGTCCTCACTGGTTGGCGGCGATGGCGTCGAGCACGGCCTGCTTGTTCGCCAGGCCGGTGGTGTCGATCGGCGGCGTCATCGCCGCCGCGTACGCATCGAGCTGAGCGCGGGTCCATTCCAGCGACGGCTCGCCGTCGGGATAGATCGGCTCGCCGCCCGGCGTCGACCCGACGAATCCGCCTTCGGGGTGCGCCGTCTTGACGTGCTCGATGACCTGCTTGTGAGTCGGGGTATCGCCCGCGTTGGTGCCGCCGATCGCGTTGGCTCGACCGGTGTAGGCCGGGTCGGAGGCCGCGCGAGCTGCGGTGACGGTCGTGGTGCCGACGTACTTGTTGGCGCTGGTGTACTCGTCGTACGGCGTGTGCCAGTCGGCATTGTCCGCGCCGGGGTTGACGTTCGGGTCGGCGGCGACCAGCGCAGCCGCCGCGCCGAGATCGGGACCGGCGGTGCGCAGCCGCCCCGACTCATCCCCATCGAGGAGGCCTGCCGCCTCGGCGTTGCCGACCAGCATCTTGTACTGGCGACGCGGACCCTTGCGGGTAATGGTCTCGATGGCGTGGGGACCGGCGATGTCGATCACGGCCTGCAGGCCAGGACCGCGCAGCGCGGGGTCCACGAAGTCAACGATCGCGTAGCCGTCATCGACGGTGGCGATGATTCCAGTGGGCATCGGTCTCTCCTCTACGGCGTGGTGTCGATGGTGACGGCGGCGATCAGGTGTTCGTACCCGACCGTGACGGTACGCTCAGCGACCGCCACAAACGTGTTGTGACGCTCCTCGATGGCCTCACGCACGGTCGGGTCATCCCGCCACCCGTACGTCGGCGAGGTCGCCACGATGGTGTCCTCAAGGCCGTCCACGTAGCCGCCCCCGATCACCCACAGGTGGCCGAGCGGCGAGCGGTACGCGGTGCCCGCCTTGATGAACAGGTCCATGTCCTGAGCGACCCACTGAGCGCCGATGTGGAAGAACCCGACGGTGCTGGTCAGCGCCATCTGCGCCTCCAAGTACCCGACCGCCTGAGCGAGGGTCACGGCGGTCTGGGAGATCACCCCGGCGTCGACCAGCATCCGCGCCGCCAGCTCGCGCTCGACCTTGACCTGTTCCTCCAAGCGGAGAATCTGCGCCGCCCGCGCCCGAACCTCGCGCCGCGACGGCTCAGTCAGATCGCACTCGTCGTAGGCCCAGACAACGGTCGGGTCGAACGTGTCGAGGCCTTCGGGCCGCAGACCCTCTTTCTTGAGGCCGGGGGTCGGGACGGCACCGGTGACGCACGAGTCGTTCGGCCAGAGACCGGACTGCTCCTCCCCGCCGTAGTTGCCAACGGGCCGGAAGTCGACACCGTTGAGGTGCCGTACGGCGTCGCCCTCGGTCGAGTCGCCGACCTCGGCGGGCACCTGCCAGTCGGTCGCCGCGAACAGCCCGTACGGCGACGGGTTCTGCAACGGCGGCTCGAACTGCAGCGGCAGCAAGACGGGTGCGGTCATGGTGTCATCCTCCCAGGTCTAGATGCACAGCGAGGGCGAGCGCCGTGAGCGGCCTCGGGTTGCTCACGACACTCGCCCTCAGTCTGCTGTTACCGAGCGGCCTTACGCTGCCAGGTTGGTCCGGCGCTGCAGCTCACCGGTCGCGCCGGAGACGTCGAGCGTCAGCTTGACGTTCACCGACTCGCCGCAGCGCTTGCCGACGGCGATGGCATCCTCAGTGAACATCCGCGTGAAGCGGTTGACCTGCAGCTGCTCCTTCGGGTACATCACGCCCAGCTCGATGACGTTGCTCATCGAGCGGAACCAGGTACCCGCCGGGTACAGCAGGACGTTCACCGTGTCCGGCCACGTGGTGGTCGCGAGGTTGCCCGGCAGGTCCGCAGCGCGGGTCTGCCAGTCGCCCACGAACTGCAGCGACAGGTTGCGCGCCCGCAAGGCCGCGTCGATCTGCGCGTCGGTCACCGAGAACACCTCGACGCCGCCCGCCCGCATCGCGATGTCGGCGCGGATGACCTCGTGGAACCACGACGGGGCCACGCCCTCGATCGTGGCGGTGCGCGACAGACCCCGCTTGAGGCGGATGTTGGTCGCGACCAACGACAGCGAGTTCAGCACGGAGGCCATCGCGCCCATCGTGGAGGTCGCCGGGATGACGATCTCCGCGCCGGACCCGGCCACCATGTCGAGGATGGTCCGGCGGCTCAGCGCGCGCAGGTGCTCCTGCGTGAGGTTGCGCATGAACCACTCGACCAGCTCCGGCCAGCCCTGGACCTGCAGAATGCCCGCCTCGACGCACCAGCCGACCGCGTTGAGGCGAATCTCCTCGAACTCGTCGGTGCAGGGCACCTCGACGCACGTCTTGATCGCGGTCGGGTTGCCGTCAACGTCGGTCGCTTCGAGCTGCTGTTCGGTGAAGAACCACTCGAACTCCTCGAAAATCTCCGACAGATCAGGCTCGACCGGCCAGCGGATGCCGCCACGGTTGATCGTGATCTCGGGCAGCGAGATCAGGTCGGTCGCGTCCGGCACGTCGCAGAAGTCGTACAGCTGCTCCGACGGGGCGCACCAGCCACCGGCAGCCGTCAGGCTCCCAGTGTCCTTGTCGAACGTCGGGCGAACGAGGTTGCCCGACTTCGTGGCCTCGGTGATCGCGGCGACCAGCGCGTGCGGGTCATCGACCACCTGCACGTTGCGGTCGAGGGTCGAGACCACCTGACGGGCGTACTCGCGACCGTCCTGGACCTTGTTGGGCCGGTTCGGGCGCATCGAGGCGCGCGAGCCGGGCCGAATCGAGTCCAGAGACCGGGCGATGTCGGCGAACCCGACCTGTCCCATACCGGCGCGGTAGCCGGGGGCACCGGGGTGCATGTTCCAGCCGGGGGTGCGCTCGGAGACCTCGTGGCCGGGGATGGTGTCGTTGCCGGTGCTGGTGAAGGCGATCGGACGCTGCGCGCCGGTCGCGGGCGGAGCACCAGCGGTAACGAGTTCCCGCTGCTCCTCCTGCGCGCCTTCGGGTGCTTCCGCGCCCTCTCCGCCGTCGCCCTCGGTCTCGTCAGCCTCCGCGTCATCCTGCCCGGCGGAATCGCCCTCGGCAGGCGGAGCCTGACCGCCGGAACCGGCAGCGCGGCTGAGCAGGCCGCTGATCTCGGCGGAGTGATCCGCCTCGGCAGCCTGAGCGGTCGCCAGCGCGGCCTCCAACTGGTCCAAGAACCCGCCCTCGGCGAGCAGACCACGCATGGCCTCGATGTCCTCGCCGGACAGTTCCCGGCCAGCGGCGTGCTGCGCCTGGTAGACGTTGACCTCAGCGCGGGCCGCAGCGAGCAGCGGCTCAAGCTCGGCCACCGTCTCCGGCAGGGTCTCGGGCATGGTGAAGCCCTGACGTGCCGCGAACTGGCCGACGTTGACGACGCTGAACACGCGATGACGCGCGTACGGCTTCTGGATAGTCACTGCGGACTCCTCGGTTCGTGTCATTCGTTGTTTCGGCGAGCGCGCCCCGGCACATAGCTCAGATCAGGAACTCTCTGCTGAGAAACGTAGACGGCGACCGTGCACGCACTGTTCAGACAGCCGTCTCCTCGGCGGGCTGCTCCGAGCGCCGGATGACGCGAGTGACCCCGCCACCAGCCAAAAGCACCTCGGTGTGCGCCTCGCGGTACTGGAAGAACGGCGGCTCCTCAAGCGGAGGCAGAACGGTCCCGTCCGGCAGGTACGCGCGGTACCCCACAATGTCGGCTTGAGTCTGGCCGGAACCTGCGCCCCCGCCGCAACGGCAGCCCATCAGCGCGCCCTCGCCAGCAGAGCCTCGACCTCATCGACCGGCTCCGGCTCGGGCGGGGGTACGCCGACCTTGGACGCCGCCGCTGCCAGCAGGCCATCGGCCTCCGCCTTGCGAGCGGCCTTGGTCGTCGCCCGCTCGAACGCCGCCTCCACGATCTCGGCGATGCCCTCGGCGGTGAGCGCGGCCCGTCCCTGAGCCGAGGTCTCCGGGGCGGGACCGAGCGACGCGACCAGCGCCACCGGGCGACCCAGCGAATCCTCGCGACCGCGAGCAGCGAAGCCGGGCGTGTTGACGGCGAGCGCGGCCACCAGTTCGAGGCCCTGGCCGAAGTCGCGCCAATCGCCCGACAGCGGGGCGGTGATACCCATCTCGACCTGCTCCGGCGTCGCCTGCGGGTGCGCCACGCCGGAGAACTCAATACCGACCTCGGTCTCATACACCCGCACCAGCGCGAAGCAGGCACCGGTGTTGTCGTAGTGGGCAGCGGCGACCCGACCGTTCACATGGTCCGGCGCGTGGCCGGTCCCGACGGTCAGCCGACCCACCGGCAGGCTCCGCCCGTCGTCCAGCCGGACGGCGGGCGACGTGTGGAAGTGCGCGTAGTCGGACGGCGACTTGGGAGCCATGACGCACTTGGACTGAATCGACCGGTGGCACGCGCCGAAGCAGGCGAGGTGGCCGTAAATGCGCCCGGTCTCGGGGTCCATCGTCGGCAGCGTCGGCTCGGTCAGGCCCGGCGCGGCAAACATCTCCGCCGGGTACACCCGAGGCCGGAACTCCTCAGCCGCGCTGGCGACGATGGCGATGTCGCGGCTTTCGCGCTCGGCGTTGAGGGTGATCGAGGTGTCGCCGAAAGCAGGCTTTGCCACGAGGGTCGTGCCGATCAGCTCGGCTGCGGTGATGCACTGCAGCACCTTGGCGTCGATGGGCAAGTCCCACCATTCCTCCTCGGTGATCTCTTTGCCGTCCTCATCGACCAGCTTCCACTGAGTCTGCGCGAGGTCGACGGACGGCGCGGTGACCTTGTGGCTCAGCTCGCCCGCCGCCTCATCGGCCTCGGGCGTGTTCAGCAGGTAGCCGGAGCCGTACACCTTGTCGCCGTCGATACGGGCCGACTCGATCGCGCCGACGGTGAAGGCCTCGGTGTGCCCGCCGTAGCCGGAGCCGGTCTGCTTCATCCACATGAGCGGGTGAGGGAACGAGCGGAAGCTGAGTTCGACGTCCTTGGCGATCATCCGGTCGTCGGAGGTCGACACGCCCAGCAGCGCGATCACGCTGTCGGTGAAGGTGCGGAACGTCTCGCTCTGCTCCTCGCCGCCGTCGCTTTCCTCGGTCGCGAGGGTCGAGTTCGGCGCGGACCCGACCTGATCGTGCTCGAACTTGTTGGACTTGCCAACGGCCATGTCGTGCTCCTCGGTCGGGGGTCCGGCAGCCGTCCTGCCAATCCCATCTTCATCGTCACGGGCGCGGACAGTGCCGCGCTCCGCCCGGCGCTCGATCTCGTCAGCTTGAGAGCCGACGCGGTTGCGCGCCGTTGCATCCCGGCCCGAAAGCCGCTCAGTGTGGCGGTCGACCTCGCTGGGCAGCGGTTCATCCTGGGCCAGGATGCCGACCCTGCAACGGCAGTTCTTGACCTCCGCCGCCGGGCCGGTCGGGTCGGCGGGGTACGCGAGGTGCGTTCCGCCTACGGTGAAACTACCGGCGAGGGGTGCGCGCTGGCCGTCGGCGGCGAAGTGGGTCGGGCGCGTTCGCCCGTCAATCGTCGCGATCCATACCTTGTCGAGTTCGTCGGCATCCTCGCTCAGCGCGGCTGCCGTGATGACCGCCGCGTTCTGGACGCCCGCCGCTTGGTACCCCTGATTGCGGGAGACGTCGCGCACCGCCTGGCTGCCCGGCGTCATCACCTCCGCCACGGCTTCGCGCTGCCGCTCGATGACGACGGTGACCGTCGGCTCCGGCGTGTCGGCGGTCGGAGCCGGGGCGGTACGGATCGAGTGATCCATTGCGGACTGGACCTTGGCGCTCATGATGCTCGGCGTCGCGGCGACGGTCGGGCGCTGCGTCTCGATGAAGTCGTCACAGGCCTGCTTGAGGTGGGGGTCGCCCTGCACGATCTCCCACGCGCGCTCGATCTCCTCCACGGTCGCCTCAGTCGTCCGCACGAGAGACTTCACAACGACGTCGGGCAATTCACGCGCTCGCGACGCGCCGAGACTCGCCGAGGGCAGTTCTATATCCAGGGCGGATGCGGCCTCGAAAATTGATAGAGCAAATATCCCTACGAGACCCGATAGGATCAGCGTCTCCGCAAGCTGATCCCATCGCCCCGACGTTTCTACTACGGCATTCGGGTCCGGCGGCAAGGTCGCGGCAGTCAAAGTCGGAAGCTCTGGGAGCACGTATCCGGCGGTCTCAGCAACCCACTGATTCAACGCCTCGGCGTAAAGGTCGGCCAACGCCGCCTCCGCCTCGATGGTCCGGTTGATGGCCTCGCCCGGTTCGGGAAACATCACACCACCTCGGCGTCGACTACTGGACGGGTCAGCTCGCGGTAAATCTCAGCCCGAACGTGAGCGCGGAGCTGTTCGGTGTCGACCCCAAGCAGCGAGATCGCGTGATCTTCCAATGCGGAGTCCCAGCCGTTGATGAGGCGGGGGATGTCTTGTTCGGCGACCGGCGGCAGCATCCGATGCCAGCGGTGCGCCGGGTAGCTCGACAGCCGCGCCCGCTGGTCGTGGTCGTACGTCTTGACGCGGCGCTTCCCGGCGAGTTCGAGCGCGCGGGCCACCAGTAGCCGCTCCGCCAGCACCCACTCCGCCGACGAGTGCACGCGGGCCGTGATTGCGGCCTGCTCGCTGCTCTCCTCAGTGTCGGGTTCTTCGCCCTCGGTGCTCTGACCCTCGGGTTCGCCCTCGGGGTTCTCCTCGTTGCCGGGAGGCAGCGCGGTGACCGGCTGCGGGAACTCGACCCCTTCAAGCGCGTCGATCAGCGGTGCCCACGTCGTGATCATCTCGGGGTTCTTCGCCACGATGTCCTGCGCGAGCTGCTTCCAGCCGTCGATGCTGTCGAGGTCGTAGCCGGACTCATCGCCGAGACCGAGGTACTTGCGGTAGGCCTCGGAGGTGATCGCGCCCCGGTCGTGCGCCTCGGTCGCCTCATCCGACTTGTCGGGGTCGATCGTGAGCTGCGAAGCGTCATACCAGAGCACGTACTTGGACGGGTCCAGACCCATGTCCTCGAACACGCGCTTGAGCACCTGGTCGTTGATGAACTGGCAGATGGTCTCCATGACGGGGTTGATATGCAGCTGCACATCTTCGTCGCCGATCTGCCACGCCGACCAGTGGTTGGAGTTGGAGCCGAGACCCAGCAGCCGCTCCGGCGACACGTCGAGGCCCATCGCGAGCCGCGCGATGGCGTCGTTGCGCGTCTTGATCTCCACCTCGGTGATCTCGTTGCCGAACTTGAGGTGGTTCACCTTCTGCAGGTGCTCGCCGGGGACGGTCGCGAAGATCGGGATGAACGCTGCCTGCGAGTCCTCGTCATCGACGGCGACCTTGGCGACGTTGTAGAGCAGGTCGCTCAGCTGCTCGGCTCCGGCGGCACCCGAAAACACCGGAGCGGGGTCGCCCGGCTTTCCGGCGGCGAGCGGAGCCTGCGCAGCGGGCAGCGACATCTCCTGCGGCAGGAACACGACGCCGTTGCCGATGAGACGGGACTTGCTCGCGTTCTTGATCTTCTTAGTCGTGCGAACGATCTCGCGGAGCGGGTCGAGGCACGCGCGTACCGGCGAGTCGGGTTCCTTGGCACGGCGAGGCCGGGGGTTCCATACGCGGAACAGCCGGTCGACGCCCTTGACGTACTCGTGCATCGTGCCGTCGGGCATCTCGATGTCGGTGCCGCCGCCCGGCTTGGACTTCCACTCCTCGCGGGTCAGGGCCAGCCAGTGCTCGCCGTCGTCGCGGAGGAGGATGGCGATGTAGGACTCGCCGGGGACCGTCAAGCACTCCACCAGCCGCTTCACCAGCTGCGACTGCCCGAGGCGACCGCCAGCGATCGCGCGCCCGATCTCGATGAGCTTCTGCCGGTCGGGGTTGTCCTCGGCGATACCGCCGGTCGGGGTGCCGTCGTCGTCAAGCTCGGAGACGACCAGCCGTACCCGGCTGCAGCTCGACGCGCGCCAGCCGACGTAGTACCGCAGCTCACCCACCAGGTCGAGCATGTCCCAGGCCTCGGCTTGCCACGTGGTGCGGAGCAGGCCGTTGATGTTGCCCTTGATCTTCTGGGGGTCTTCGATCGGCTGCGACGCCGCCGTCAAGGACTGCGCCGGAGCGCCCTTGGGGCGGCGAACGATGCGCAAGGTCGACGGGGCCATACGGGTCAGGTTATCCGGCGAGCGTGCTACTGGTCATCATCCTCGACCACAGCCATCTCCTCGGTGTCCGCGAACCGAGCGCAGACCCCGACCAGATGCGACGTTCCGAGCGCGACGGGCAGGAACGTCGCCCAGTGCCAGCCGAGGATCAGAACGGGAGCAATCGCCGAGGCCAGCGCGATCCACATGCCGACGCACCAGGGGCACTGCACCCAGTACATCGCCGCCGCCCACCGTCGCGCCCGGCGCTCCAACAGGGTCGCGCGGACGTCCTGGCCGAGGGCGCGAGCCTCGTTCGCGTCCATCCGGCTCGCCCGCGCTCGGGTAATGATCGCGAGGCGCGGACGGTCCAAGATCGTGTCCGAGTTGATCAGCCGGGTCAGGCGCATGACGGCGAGCACGTAGACGCCGAGAACGAGGAGGGTCATGTCGGCAGTGTACCTCGACTATCCCGACGTCGGCGGGTAAGCTCGCGCCATGCGAATCCTCGGCATCGACACGTCGCTCACCGCGACCGGCCTGGCTCGAATCGACGTGGTACCGATCGAGGAGGATGACAACCCGCTCGCCGCGTACGTCGCCGTCGTCGCCAAGGTCGGCGCTCCGAAGCCGACCAAGGACAAGAGCAAGCGCGCGATGGCCCGCCGCGTCAACGCGCTCATCGAGCAGATCGAGTGGTGTTTCGAGGGCGACGAGAAGCCGGACGCGGTTGGGATGGAGAGCCTGGCGTTCGGCGCTCGCGGCGAGGGCGCGTGGGTGCTGCCGTGGATATTCGGTCGGGTGATCGAGCTGTGCGAGAAGCACGACGTGCCGCTGCAGGTGGTCGCGACGTCGGCCCGCGCCAAGTTCGCCACCGGCAAGGGCAACGCGAGCAAGGACCAGGTTCTAGCTGCGGTGATCAAGCTGTTTCCCGAGGCCGACGTGTCCGACAACAACGAGGCCGACGCACTCGCCGTCGCCGCCGTCCTCTGCCAGCTGCACGGCCTGCCGATCTTGCCGGTGACCAAGTACCGCCTTGAGGTCATCGACGGGCTGGGGGACTGATGGGCGACGTCGTGCCGCTGAACCGCCGTCGCGGGGTCCGCATCGCGATCCAACGCGCCCGCCGGTTCCGCGTCGAGATACCCGTGTTGCTCCACGACGTGAAGGCCGACCCCGAGTGGTGGGGCGAGGCGATCTGGAATTTCGTGTGCCAGTTCGCCGAGGAGAAGGGTGCCGCCGACGTCATCCCTGATCTGCGGGTCGCGTTCGTCGGAGGCCTCGACGCCGCCCGCGCTGCGGACCAGGCGTGGTTCACCGACTACCTCAGCCCTGGCATGATCCTGATCTGCTACGAAGCGCTGCTCTAGCCGGGGATGCTCCGGCGCAGCCACGCGGGCGGAGGCGGAGGTGTTTTCGGGCCGGGGTCGCCGCCCGGCGGGCCGGACAGGCTCATGCCGCCGTTGCCGAGGGCGGCGAGGCGGTCGTGGCAGATGATCGCGGCGCTCACCCGGTCCGGCTGGTGCTGACCGGCCTGCCAGTCGCAGGCCTGCTCCTCGAACACAGCCATGTTGTACTCGACCACCTGGCACGATCGGGTCTCCAACGCCTGCCGCAGCAGCGCGCTCCGGCCCACCGCATCGACCTTGCCCCCGGCGCGCCACTTGTAGATCGTGAAGGGCGGGATGTCGGGCAAGAGCCGCTGTTCCAGCGGGGTGAGCATCGCCCCGGCGTACTGCTTCTCGACCACGGCGCGGTGCATGTCGCGGTAGGCCCGGCGCAGCGCGTCGCGGTACGAGTTCGCCGCCGCGTAGGCCTCCATCGCGATCTCCCGCGCGCCCATCGTCAGAGCGAGCGTGACCGCCTGCTTGGCCCACTCGTCGGGGGTGAATTGACCAGACCAGTCCTCGGCGAGGATGACCTTGCCCTCGGTCGTGAGGTAGCCGCCGATGATGCCGGTGTCGTCGCCCTCGCCGGAGTCGGCGGGGTCGATGCCGATGATGGCGGCGACGGGGTTGCTCGGCGTGTCCTCCAAGCGCGGCTCGAACCACTTCCGCAGGAACAGACCGCCCGCCGGGTTGCGCGGGCTGCCCTGATAGAGCGCGTACCAGGTGCGCTCGCCGACGTCGCGGCGAGTCTTGGGGAAGTTGCGCTTGACGATTTCGCCCTCAGCCGTCACGCCGTCGCGCGCCGATTCCATCGGGGTGCCCGGCTCGCGGTTGAGCGAGTCGCTGATTCCGGCCTCGGCGATGGCGGGGATGTTGATGTGGTGCCAGGTGCGGTGCTCTCGGGGCAGCTCCGCCTCGCCCGCGAGCACCTTGCCCGCCAAGTCCTCGGGATGCCACCGCGTCTGAATCAGGATGATCGAGGCCTCGGGCGACAACCGGGTCATCACGACGTTGGAGAACCAGTCGTGAATCTTGGCCCGGTGCGCGGCGCTGTCGGCCTCCATCATGTTCTTGAACGGGTCGTCAATGATGAACAGGTCAGCGGATCGGCCCGTGATCGAGCCACCGACGCCGACAGCGGTGAAGCCGCCGTTGCCGCCCTCGACCTTCCAGCTGGTGACCTTGCGGGCCGACGGGCTGAGCTTGAGGCCTAGCCGGTCGGGCACCGGCAGACCCGTCACCGGGTCGAGCACGTCGGTGCCGTGCCGCTCGATCATCATGCGGATGGACCGGCTGTGGTCCTCGGCGAGGGACTGCGCGTAGGTGGCGAGGATGATGCGCCGGTTGGGGTTGAGCTGCAGTGCGCGGATGCCGGTCCAGACGGCGGCGAGCGATGACTTGCCCTCCTGCGGAGGCATGTTGATTAGCAGGTGCCGCGACGGGCGCTTGAGGCACGTCTCGATGCGGGTGGCGATGAGGTTCAGCGCCGGGGTGATCTTGTAGCCGGGGGTGACGGCTCGGGCGATCTCCGCCGCGTTGCGGTACTTGACCTTGATCGCGGCTCGGGTCTCCGCCGACCGCAGCGAGGCGAGCATGGCCCGCATCTGCTCATCGGGCCAAGTCTTGATCGTCTCGTACAGCTCAGCGGCCTTGGCCGTGTCGAACAGGCCTTCGCCGGTCCAGACGTCGGGGGTCGGTGTCCCGTCGTCGTCCGGCATCCGCACCTTGATCGGTTTCTCAGCCATCGGCGATGATCTCCTGTAGTCCTTGGCGCAGGTCATCGGGGTGGCCGGTCCAGACGCGGACGGGGTAGCGCCCTTTGAGCTTGATCGCGGTGTCGGCGAAGCTCCGCGCCGACGACCGGCGAGCCTCGACGTACGACTCATTCTGCACGCGCTTGAGTTTGCGCGCCCGCTCCTCCCGCCACAGCTCCGCCTGATCGTGGTCGAGGAGGGCAACCGTGACGTCATAGCCAGCATCGAGCGCGGCCTGCAGGAATCGAGGGGTCGCGAGCCGCGCGCCCTCGGCCAGGATCAGGTCGTACGGGTGCGCCTCGATCCACGGAATGGCCTTGTCGATGATGGCGGAGGCGAGCGTGTCGGTGCCGGAGAACAGGCCTCGGCGCTGGCCCATCTCCGCCCCGATCACCGCGCCGGTCGTCGGGTCGCGGAGCATGTCATGCAGCACCCACTCGGGATGCTTCTGGTTGACGGGGATGCGCTGGTACGACGCGGTGAGATCGGCCATGAGCTGCGACTTGCCGGAGCCGGGACCGCCGACGATGAAGATCAGACGGGGGTTCATTCCAGCACTCTCCTGGTCTCTCGAACGACTCGATACGCCTGGGCCAGCTCGACCCCGACCTGCTGCCCACGGAACGCGGCGCGTGTTTCCAGCCAGCCCATCGTCATGTAGGCGCGGTGAGCCTGGGAGCCGTAGTGCTTGATCGCGGCGAACTGGTCGTTGAGGTCGGCCCAATCCATCTCCCAGAACCGGTTGGGCACCCACTCGGGGAACACGCTGGGGGTCTCGTACTCGATCAGCGTCACCGGAGACCGCCGCACCGCGCTCAGACACGATCTCGCGACGGCGGCGTGATCCTGGTGGGAATCGAGGATGGGCGGGGAGACGACCGTGTGCGCGTTGACCTTGCGCATGGTCGCCTCGATCGCGGAGACGACGGCGACGCTGTGCGGCACCTCGCCGTCGGCCCACTCGCGATACACGGTCAGGTTGTCGACGCCGAGCGCGGCGAGCGCGTTCTGCTGCTCGACCAGCCGGGCGGAGTCCTGCCCGGCGATGACGAGCACCGCCGCGCCGGGCCGGAGGTAGCGAGACGCGCCGATCTCGGCGTCGTCATAGTGCGGAGCGACAACGAGCGTTGTCATCGAATCACCTTGAGCCTCAAGTTGGGTCGCCCCGCCGCGTTGTAGTACAGGCGGGCCAGGTCGGGATAGCGCCGGGTGATCGAGGTGAGACCGGCCATGATGTTCTCGGGCGTGCGGGTCTCCTGCATCCCGCCCGGTTCCTTCCAGAACTTGCTCTTGAACGAGTAGCCATCGAGCCGGGTCACCGCGCCCCGCGCGAGGAAAAACCGGATGGACCGCTCATAGTCCTCGCCGTGGTCGACGGTGACGAACTCGTGCTCGTCGCCGGTCACCTCGTAGCCGAACAGGCACCCCTCGGCGTACCAGAGACCCGAGCGCCGCACGCGGTCGGCCATGTAGAACGGGTTCGCCGCCGGATACACGCACCACAGCGTGCCCGCCGCCTCGCGGAAGCCGCGCTCGAACAGGGCGGGGATGTCCTCGACCTCGACCAGGGTTTTGTCGTCCACGCGCCGGACGATGGACGAGACGTCATCGTCAATCCGCACCAGCTGTGTGCCGACGGGGTAGGCGCGAGCGATGTGGTTGGCAGCGGCAGCCATGCCGACCGCGTGCCCCTCGACCGCGTTGATGCCGAACTTCTCGATCACGGGCCGGTAGGCCTCGGTCTCGTATTCGTCGGTCAGGAACACCGTCACGGTCGACATGTCGACGCCGCCGCGCCGGAGCAGCGGCAGCGTCGTCTCAGCGATGCGCTCGGGCCGGTGGTAGCTCGGGATGGCGATTTGCATGGCCCCGAGCGTACATCACTCGCCCGTCGTCGTCGGGATAGTGGCCTTGCCGGGAATGCCGCGATCTCCGGCGGCGATGCGCCGGGCCATCTCCGCCTCGCGCTCGGTCCGGCGGGCACGTCCGTACGCCGCCTCGGTCGCCGCGTCAAAGCAGTTCTTCATCCCGCGCAGCGCGTAGTAGACGATTGAGATGCGGTATCCCTCGCCGCGCTTCACCCGCGTGATCGGGGTGACGCCGTGGACGTACCGGTACCCCTCGAAATACACCACGGTCGAGTCATCGCACGGCACCACTAGGTCGTACTCCGGCAGGTGCAGGTGACCACCTCGGGTGCCGCGCCGGAGCACGGGCATCGCCGACCAGACGGGGAAGTTGAAGCCGTCGCGATGGTAGGGCAGCTGTGCGGTGTCGTTGACGACGCCGGAGGTCCACAGCTTGGACTCGCCGATGCGCCAGTCGACCGAGACCTCAGCTAACTCGTCATGGCCTCGTTTCACCAGGTCAGGGTCAATGGCGCCGAGACCAGCAGCAAACTGGTCCGCGTAGCTTTCCAGCACCCGTTCGATCTCGGGGTGGTCCCGGCCCGTCGTCGTCATCGTGCACGCCTCGCGCCGGGTCACTGGTCGCCGGGGCGCGAACCCGAACGTCTTGGACTTGGAGCGGTAGTTGTTGGTGCGCTGCGTCCCTGAGCCGCAGTCGAGGCTCAACGCCGCCCGGCGGAGCGGCCCGGCGTCGGCGAGCTTGAGGTACCCCAGGACGATCTCGCCCGTGTGCGCGTCGCGGATGACGGTGCCCGGCTTGATCGGCGTCGGCTCGCGAGCGGGCACGGTATCGCCCACGACGGTGGTTGCCTCGTCGGCGGAGCAGCGCCGGGGCAGATCGAGCGTGATCACTCGCCGTCATCCTCGGGCAGCGCCTCGAACCCGTCGTCATCCGACGTCTCGGCGTCGGATTCCGACGCTTCCACGTGAGGCGGGGTCTCGCCGGTCGCCTCCGCGAGGAGGTCCAGCAGCAGCTCGCTGTTCGTCTCGACGCCGCGTTCCGAGCGCAGCCGGGTCATCTGCTCCTGTGCCCAGACGAAGTGCGGGACGGCGAGACTCATGATGACCATGCGGCTGGTCTGGTCGGCGTACTCGGTCGAGTTGGTCGCGATGTCCTTGACGTTCATCAGGCCGGTCTCGGGGTCGAGGAACGGCTTGCGCTCCGCCGGGGCATCCTCGCCCGACCCGAACGGGTCGACCACGGTGATCGGGTTCTCCTCCTCGTACAGCGCGTTGAGGTCGGAGATGTCGGCTTCGGTGAAGCCCAGACCCTCGATGTCCTCGCCGAACCCCTCGATCAGGCTCACCAGCTCCGCGACGTCGAACCCGCCGAGCTGGGAGGTCTGATTGTCGGCGACCACGATGCGCTCCGCGAGGTCATCGTCCACGTCGACCCAGTGGACGAGCATCTTCTGCCAGGCCTTCTCGCCCGGCTCCTGCTCGGCGAGGTCGCGAAACGCGAGCAGCGTGTGGTTACCGGCCAGCACCTCGTTGGGTCGGCCCGTGTGGGTGCCGATGTTGGCGGTGATCGGCTTGTACTGGGTGTGCCGCCGGAGCGATGACGCGATGGCGCTGACGTCGCCTTTGCGGGGGTTCCGATGGAACAGGTTCAGCTGGGACGGGGCGATGGAGGTGGTCTTGCCCACCAAAGAGGTCGAGGCCAT